GTGCGTGTACCTATGTACCTATGTGTGTATGTAGGCGTGTATGTGCGAGTTACCCATAGCACCCGTAGCACTAAGCGATTACCTATGTGCTTATGTCAATGCGTGATGTGGTGTGCGTGTGATGTACCTATGCGTGTGTGGTGCGTGCGTGGTGTGCGTGTGTGCGTGTGCGTGCGTGATGAGTCAATGATGATGTGATGTGATGTGTCATCTATGTGATGATGTCAATGATGTGATGTCATCTATGTATGTGTGATGATGATGTGATGTGTATGCGATTGCGTATGTGATGATGTGATGTCAATGAATGATGTGATGTGTACTAATGAATGTGATGATGTGTATGCGCTAACGATTGACATTGTGCGTGATGACGATTGCGATTGCGATAACGATTGCGTGTGCGATAACGATTGCGTGTGCGATAACGATTGCGTGTGCGATAACGATTGACATTGCGATTGCGTATGTGTGATGTGATGTGCGATACGACATTGCGTATGTGATGTGTGTGTCAATGCGATAACGATTGCGTGTGTGATGTGATGCGTGTGCGTGATGTGTGATGTTGTTGCGTGTATGTGATTGCGTGTGACATTGCGTGTGATGTATGTGTGATGTCATTGCGATTGCGTGCGTGATGTGTGCGTGTGATAGTGTGTGCTGTGTTGTGTTGTTCATACACAATGTGTTGTGCTTGTCGTACACAATGGTGTGTCGTGCCCCTCAGAATGGGGGGTATGTAGCCCCGATTCCTTCACGACGCCGACCCCAATTCGGGGGGGGATTCAATTTGAAATTTTTGAAGCTCACCAAATCTCCACTAGATTTATCCAAACTCCCCAGAGAGAAGAGATTGTTCTTCTAAATGCGAGGGGGTTATGCTTCTAAATCCTCAGGTCGTTTACCTGTTGCAATCTGCAAGGCGAACTGCACGTCCAGTGTTTGCACATCATCCCAGATGCCGGACGGGAAGTGGCCGTTTTGGTCGTAGTACTCGACATAGGCACGTGCTTTAGGGTGGTCATAGCCTCTAAAGCGTTCTACGGTTTGAAGCATGTACTCTTTTTGGTCTCGTAGGGTCATGATATTTACCTTAGTGTCAGTACCCCCCTAGAAATACAACTGAAGTACTCAGCTCTTCCGGATAGATTTATCCAAAGGGGGCGTTTTTTATTTACTTTCTGGAATTTCTTCCTGCAACACGGTCATTCCTTCTTCCAGAATCTTGATTCCTCGTGGGATTTTCGTGTTGACCTGCAGCCAGCCACGCTTTTCTGTTATTTCTAGAAGCGTTTTGCCGGAGCTTGACGAGTTGTAGCCCAATTTGGCACATATTTCTCGTACTGATGGGGGGAATCCGTTCTCTTCACGGTATTCATAGACGAATCTGAGTAGTCGTACTCCCATTTCGCGGTGGCGCATGGTGACTCCGTCGTTTGATGCTTGGTATGGATTGGGGTTAGCCATAAAAATTAGCTCCTGTCGTCTCTTTCGGATAAATTTATCGGACTTGTGGGCATATTGTGCTGTTTTTAAAAAATTTCGCGGAGCGCTGCGCGCTGGATTGTTTAATACAACTTAACGATGCCGGATAGTTGCGGCCGGGCGGGTGCGGGGTGCCCTCAGCGGCGTTGTGCGGGCCGTAGACGGCCTCTAAATGTTTAAACGAATGAGTGCCCATTTTCGGCTTCTTCGGCAGCACAGGACATTAGGTACGCTGTTCCCCAAATCTCCGTGGGGTGCAGTCCGAGGCAGTGGGCGATTTTCTCAGCCCACTCCAAAGAGACCCCGTTTTGCTTGAATCGATAGTAGGTCTTGCGGGAAAACCCACAAACCTCTCCGATATCGCCTGCGGCTAGTTCTTTCTCGGCAAACATCTTGAGAACGGTGTCAATAGATAACCTATTTGCACCTTGAGTCATTGACGACTGATTAGACATTGTCTTCTTTCTTATTTAAATTTATCTGTGGGCCCTGTGGGACTTGAACCCACGACCAACGGATTATGAGTCCGGCGCTCTAACCAACTGAGCTAAGGGCCCGATTGCTATTTATCCGATACTGGATAGATAGATATTCCTGACTGGGCCAAAGCTTCTAGTACATCTTGTGAGTTGATTGGTTTACCAACAGCATTGGATATGGCTAGCGCAAGAGTATCGACCATGTCTCTATCTTCTTCGTCGATTGAGAAGTACCTATCATTTCTTGCTGAACTCTCTTCGGTTGAAATAGATTTATCCACAACTTCTTCTATCTCTTCAACTTTCTTTGGGTTGAGGATTTTTTCCATTGTCAACACTGCGTCTCCATGTGCTTTTTCATTCTCTGACAGAACTTCTACTCCAGAGACATCCCGTACATGGGCCAAAGATTTACGAACTAGCAAACGCATGTCGGATAGATTTACCCAATCCAAATTCGCCCTGTAGTTGCAGAATAGTTTCACAAGTTCGTAGCAAGTGGAGTTCTCCCACTCTTCAATGCCGGCATCAACCTGTTCTTTGGAGAACGTATGCTGAACGGGGTAGGGCGCTTGACCAAAGTCGTTGTAATAGAACTTTAGCCCTAGTACTACTGCCGGGGGAAACTTCCTATAAATATCCCACTCAATCACATCAAAGCTTTTTGACTCTTTAATGTTGCATGGGGAGCAAAGAAAGCCACGAGCAAGACCCGTCTCATGGCAATGGTCTAGAACCAGTCTGTCACCGTCTCTTCCACACATTGCACACATGCCGTTCTGCCATGTATGTAGATGCCTGTATCCGTCGTAGTTCTCTAGCGTCTTTACTTCTTCACCAGTACGGCTGTCGTCTCTTATCCATACAAGATATGCAGGCTTTGGACGCTTATGAAAAGGGATGTGGTTTACTGTTCTTATTGCCATTGTTTTCTCTTGTCTATTTGGTGCGAGTCTCAGAACGCTTTTTTAGGACGCACTGGAGCATATGGTGTTTTGTTTAGTTTTGTGGGTTTTTTTGAAGCCTGAAACTCGACCGTTCCGTCAGCTCTTGTAATTTTTACCTGACCGGCTCTAGGAACAATTTCTGAAGTGCGAGGGTCTGCTGGTTTCTTACGTCTTTTTTTGGGCTTCACTCCGCGTGATGCTTGTACTCGTTTTTGTGCTGGTGTTTTACCCATTGCTATTTCCTTTCACAGTGCCCCCGATGGGAATTGAACCCACCACCAACACTTTATAAGAGTGCTGCTCTAACCACTGAGCTACGAGGGCTCGAATGATTATGGGTATATTCGCCATGTTGCGTTTGTTTCCGGGTCGCTATTGCCATCCCAGTAGGTAGGTATCTCTCCCAGGAGTTCTGCGGCTTTGCGTATGTCTGCATCCATCTCTGGAAGCTTTACATCTAGTTCCGCAAGCCACCCGGCCGCAAAATAGTCTTCCGACCTAGCCGACATAACTTCTGGCATCCAAATCTTGAGAATACTTTTCAACTGCATGACTTCTGATTTGGAAGATGAAAGCTTGTCTTCGAGGGTGTGACATTGCTCAATCCAAAACTTTAGAGCCCTGCGTTCTTCTTGTCTTTTTTGTTCAGGAGGAAGGTCTGGCATTTCCATTATTCTGTTTCCACATCATATTCGGTATTGATTAATAAGTCTTGCACATCGTTGGCCATCAGTAAAAACCCCCTAGCCGGGTTATCTGCCCCGCCAAGTGCTTTTTTAGTTGACTCATTGAACTTGTGCTTGTTGATACGAAGATACCTTTTGAGTCGGCCTGTATCAACCATTACAAAAGAACCGTCTAGAGCAAACACGTAAACCCACCACTTTGCTGTGGTTACGTTTATCCCGCTTGGAACCCAAATTGGTTCACCATTGTCGTCTTTTATCGCTTTAGGGTTTTGGTTGGTTTCCACAACCATTCGGCCGTTTCTGTACCTATCGGTCTTTACCTCAAAGCTGCCCGCCGATAGCGAGTCAAGAAACCCAGTTATAAGGTCTTCGCCTTGGTGTCCAAATGACAAATCTTTTTTGAAATCAAATGTTCTTTGAGGGAGGTCGTATTCTTTCCTAGTCATCTAGGCCAAGTTCCTCAGAACGCTTGCTTCCGCGAAAATATTTAGACAATTCATCCCCGTCAATGACTATCTCCCTAGGCTTTGTTTGCTCTAGCGAGTTTCTGACTTCAAGGAGGCGGTCTATGACGCTCTCTGCTGAAACCCTAAAGAAATTGTCATAAGAGTAGAGTTCTGATAGTTCCGATAAGAAACGGTCTAGTTCTTCCATGGCTGGTATCTTATCAATAAAACCAGTTATTGCAAGCCCCAGATAAAGATGCAGATATTTGAGTTTGGGGTTGTGTTGTCAATAGATGGCGTATATCTTTACGTCAACCTAAAAAAGAGAGGTTTTAAATGTCAGAGTACGACACTCTAAAAAAACGAGGACTTGTTCGTGGAAGACCACGACTTTCTGAAGAAGAAAAGCAAAGCAGAAAAGAACTAACCGGCAAACGCCAAGAGGCAAGACGCAGAGCTTCCTTTGTTCTACAGCATCGCCATGCTGACGAATACGCAAAGATTTTTGAAGAAGAGCTTAAGGCTGTTCTGAAGAAGTAGAGTCAGGCGACTCATCTTCTGCGTAATCATCGGGGTTTATTTTTAACGACTCTTCTGCAATAGACTGATGGTCTTTGGTGGTCTTGTCGTTGTTTTCTGCAACAACCACCATATCCATTAGGTCGTTGTTTTGAGAAAAAAAGCCGTGTGTCCCAATCTTCATTGAAGCTAGGGCCTTGTCTGGGTTTTTGTTGTCGAATGGAAGAGTCACATTAATCACCATAGTCCGTAAACTTCTTAGGGCGCTGTTTCTTTTTTCTTCTTTGTCCTGCTGACTGGTTCTGAGCCCATGTGTCATAGTCTTCCGGTATGCCAGGATTAGATATTACGTATCTTTGGTATTTTTCAAAGAGCTCGTCTTCTTCGTCTTCATAACCAGCCATGATTGACACTCACTCAGCCTTTTCTTCCCATGGCTTATTACCCGGGGAACCGCCTAGTGCGGTTTCTATGTCTTTGCGAAGTTCGGCATTCATTACAAATCTTTCAAATGCCGTATCTGGGTGAAGATAAGCAGACATACCCTCTGCAAACATCTCAAACATGCTTGAATGTGCATATCTTGTAATTGTTCTTGGGGTGTTTGGGGTTTCGGAAAATTCTTTATCGAGATTTGCCATCATTGTTGAATCGGACATGTATTTTTCTGCAACTTTAAACAGCGCAGCGTTTTTCTTGTCCTTTAAGTTATTCTTTCTCTTAACTCTTTCGGAATCATTAAGAGCATCAACAATAAAATGGTGAGACCATTCATGTCGTATTTGACCATTGATGGAAGCATCCATTACTGGGTCACCCATCTTCGGAAGGGCGCTACGGCTCTTCATTGCTGTAGCGTCAGGAGTATCACCGTTTGCATATATTGAATTAATTACAGACGGCATAAACGACATACTGGTCAAGAACGCATCAGAAACAACTCCAATACTCTCTGGCTGGTCACCCTCTTCAACGTTCATCTTTGACATGATTGCTCTTTCGGCACTATCAGTCTTTGCAACGATGATTGGTAAACCAAACGTCTTGACGGCCCATTCAAATTTAGGAGACTCTTCAATTGCTGATTTAACTATGTCTTTTATTCTGGAGACAGTTTTTTCAGAAAAGTCAATACTGTTTTCGGGAAGAGCAATCCATTTGTCAAACTCGGTCTTAAACTTTTTTTCAGACTTTTCACTGATTGAGTCAAGCCTGTTTGTTTTTTTCCAGATTTCAAAATATTGCTCTTCTGACTCTGGGGTGGCCATATCAACAATGCTTTGAATGTTTGCTTGTGATGGTTTAAAAGGCTCATCAGGAATTTCTTCTTCTATGTTCCTGACGTATGCGTCTTCCATCTTTTCAGATAGAGCTTTAATTTCTGTCCTTTGTGGCTTTTCGAGCTTATTTAACCCGGAAACCCTGTCGGATAGATATCTTCTTTTTGATGGTTTAGAACCAGCAACTTCTCTAATACCCTTTTGGCTAGGCCATGGCTTGCGTCTTGCCGCACCGTCTTCGGATGTATTTTCCATGAGAGATATTCTACTTTTAGCCCGAGCAAGGCCAGTGCAACTAGTTGTTGCGTTGTTTTTTGGTTTTCGGCTTATGTTCTTTTAAGCGAGTGCTGCAAGCAAGACATATTTCTGCCCAAGGGTAAAATCTTCTGGAGTTTAACGGGTGAGGGCAGTCCAGGGACTCTGATGCGGTTTTGTTTAGTGAGTCACGAATCCATGCGGACAGCGTTGTCCCGGACTTTTCGGCAGCGTCTTTCCACCTATCACGGTCATGCTCGGAAGCCCTAATGAGTACTTGTTTGTCAACTGTCTCACCATTGGTTGTGGCTGGGTTAGCAACAGACATGTCCTTGTTTTCTTCCATGACCTTGTCAATGGCTTCCCTAATATCTTTTTCTTTTGCCATTACTGCTCGCGATTCTCGATAGAGAGGATTTCTTCTTCATCTTCTTCATCTTCTATTTCTACTACATCTGCGTCGATAATATCCCCACCACTGAGAAGTTGTCTAATCATCTCTGGTGGAAGTATTCCTGAAGCCCCCATAAGTTCAAGCAGCTTTCTTGCTTCGGACTCTGGGTCAAATTTCTCGGTCTCCCCCTTGGCCGTAGCCCCTGCGAGCGTTACCTTAACTGGGTCAGAACTTGACATGTTTGCGTCCATTTGCACATTGAGGTTTACATGGTCCATTCCGAGAAGCTTTGTTCTTCTATCCATAATGGACAAAACCTGCTGGATTGCCTTCATGTCTGGTTCTACCGACACTTCCGAGCCGTCATCCATTCGTACTTTACGATGTTGCGTTAGTGGCCATATTGCCTGCTGGAGGTTGTCGAGCCTTTCAAGCTCCATCCTTAAAACCTCAGGGTAGGCAAGCATTGCCTCTTTATTGAGTTTTTCTAGCTGTCTTTTAACGGCGTTAGATACAACACCAGAGCTAACGCCAAAGCGTCGTGCTATTTCCTGTATAGAGGTTCCAGCCTGTCGCATTTTGAATATGCGGGCATCCCTCTCCGAGAGAAACTCTCTTGTTACAGGCTTGTTGCCTCTATCTTCTGCCATTTCGTGCGCCTATTCACTTTTGCTCTCCTGAAACCTTAGCAAATTCAATGACCTGAAACGGGAATTCCTTGCCACGAGTGATTTTGGTTGGCCAATGTCGCTCGTCACGAGCACCTCTAAAGTGCTTCACGTCATACACATACGGCATAGAAGCAGTAAAGTCCGGAGTGAGAGAAATACCAAATTCTGGCCAACGAGACCACACTGCGGAGCCAAATGGTCGCAAGTCCCTAGTTGACATACTGCTACCGAGTGGGGCGTGGTGCTCCATCCAGAGCGCACATCCGTAAGTGGTTCTCAAGTAGTCAAGGTATTTTGCAACCTCAACCGCTACCGATTCAGAGGTTCTACCGCCTGGGTCAACAAACGCTTTATACAGAGGTCCGATAACAACAAGTTGAGGTTTTGTCTTTTCAATGTGTTCTTCAATTATCAGCCTGTCCGAAGCTTTTAACAAATCAAGACCGTCAGGTTTGACGACGAGACTTCCTGTTGGGGCAGTAACCCTTCGGTGCATCTTTGCCCTATTGGCTGCTGCTGCTCCGATGGCTCTTGATGTTCTGCGAATAATTCTCTCAGGGTTTTCAAGGTCGATAGTAAGCGTTCGCACTTGGTCCATTGGTTGATACGTGAATGGGTGGATACCCCACATTGAACAAATGGCGACCTGTCGTGCAAGCATTGTCTTTCCAACACCTTCAGCAGCAACAACAATTACTCGTTCGCTCTTCTCTAGGAGGCCTGGAATAATCCATTCGTAAGTGTCGTCATCCGTTTCGGCAAGAAACTCCTGCCACTCAACGAGCCTCCCCGGGTCTGGGGCTTTATCCGTAGAAAAAGAACTAATTATTGTGGATGCTTTTACTATTTTCTGAAGAGTGTTGAGTTCTCCGTTGTCCAAGATTTTAGAAAGCCTGTCAAGGATTTCTTGTCCCTTGTCTTTTTCTTGTTCTATCTCTTGCTCTACTTCTTGAATCTCTTCAACAAATTCAGAAGGTTCAAAGTACTCAAGTTCATCTAGCGAGTGTCCAGCCTGTATGTGGTCGGTAACGTCTTTTGCATACGGACTAATAAATATTGTTGCATTACACCCTGCCTTGCGAAGCTGTTCACAAACATGTATGGCATGCGCTTTTCCGACAGAATCGTTGTCAGCAACAATCTCGACCGTTGCCCCAGCAAGAGACTGTGTATTTATGTCAAGCCACTTGCCTGCACCTCCTGGTGCCGTTGTGGCAACAATGCCCATGTCCATTAATGTGTCTGCGTCTTTTTCGCCCTCTACAAGCCAAATTGGGACATCTGCTTCTTTGGCCTGAATGATGTATGGAAGGTTGTAGAGAATCTTGGGCGTGTCACCGAGGGAATAAACCCAGTCTCCGTTTTCCGATGGCTTGCGCTGTCTAAATGTTTTTGCGCCCCACTGGTTAACGTATCTAAGCTTTTGGAACAAAAGCGTTCCATGCTCATCAAGGTAGTCGTACTCTTTGACAAGAGTAAGTTTTTCTTTTTCCTGTGGGCGTTCTTTTTTCTCTATCTTCACAGGGTATAGGTCTGACGGCTTTAGCCCCACAGACGAACAAATCTTCTCTACTCCGCACCCATTGCCTCTATGGCAGTGAACCAGCACTGTTCCGTTTGCATCTTCAGCAACTGATAGGGATGGGTTTTTATCGTCGTCTCTACATGGACACCTGGCTTCCCAACCAGAGGAAGAAGACTTAACGCCCACAAGGCGAGAAAGAAACTCTTCCGTATGTTTAAAGTTGGGTTGTGTCATTGCGCATCCGTTTCACGCCAACCGTTAAAGTCGCCGTTTGCATTTCTAGTACCGATTCCTGGAAAGAATATACGAGCATCTCGTGAGAGCCTGATACTTCTTGCTGCTCTCATCTTGGCTCTCTGTAGTTCAGTTCTGCCTCCCCATATTCCGTAGGGTTCGTGACGAAGCGAATACTCAAGACAGTGTTCAGTTTTTTCGCAGTCTTTGCAAATTATTAAAGCCTGAGCAGTGTTTCGCTCATTTGTTTTGCGTTCTTCCCTCGTTGGGGACGCTCCAAAAACCGGAAACCACATATTGGTATCATGGCCTTTGCATTTGCCGTCTCGTGGAGCTTCGTCAAATTTGTCGGCCATTGGGTCCTCCGTTGTAGGTTACGATTTGGTTATCCTACCGACGTCAAGGGAAGAAAGAAATACCGTTGCGTACTGAATTTTTAGTTCTTGGTTTTCAAAAGTAGAAATAACATCTACCGATTCAAGAGAGACATTAAACTTTGCAGCTATTGAAGCCCTGATGCTATTTATGTTGGATTCTTCAGACGACGAATCTTCTTCCATATAAGAAACAGAAGAACCAAGTTGCATCATTTGCTTGCCCATATTGACGGACTTAAAACACCAAGCGCAGGCCAGTGCTTTTGTTGATGCTTTTCTTGGCCTAGCCTCGACGTGACCGCATGACAATAAATGCTCATAAGAGACATTTCCCCATGCGCCAACCTTTTTTACCGAGATGACCTTTTTGCGTGGTGATTTACGGTGTTCCGTAGTCACTAACGCCTACTTCTTGCGTCGAAAAATCCTCTTGAAGAAGGAAACTTTTTGGATGCTTTCAAATGCTGTCTCAAGCTCATCTACGATGTCGTTGATTGCAACTGAGATGTTATCCACAGTCTTGTCCACAGCTGTATGGATAGGTGCAGTGTTGAAGTTGACCCTAATATCAGGAGTTGATGATGTTGTTGACGTACTTGTAACATTGACAACCGGAGAAACTGCTTTTACCACTTTTTCGGCAGTGCTTTTTGGAGCAGCCTTCTTTGTGGCTGCCTTCTTCGCAGGGGCCTTACCGGAAGGAGACTTCTTTGGAGCAGCCTTCTTGGTGGTGGTTTTCTTAGCAGTAGCCTTCTTTACGGGGGCTGACTTCTTGGGGGTTGACTTTTTCTTCTGTGTTGCCATAACCGACATAATAGCCACAAGAATCACTCCGTAGTGGAAGTCCCCTGGAAATACCTAAAGTGTGATTATTATTGCTTTGTGGAATCAAGTTACGACAATAATTTTAGTAAAATTGCGCTGGCAATAACGTCTGCCCAATTGGCTAAAAAGATGTCCGTCAAAGAGTTTGGTGTTGGCGAAGATTTGACCTTTAATTTCATGGGCTGGATAGATGACAAGCTGGAAATAATATGCCAGATGAAAAAGCCCATAATGGACCTAGAGCACGCTGAGAGGCTTACGAGGTCAGGACAGCTGTGTACCGCCCTCCGTCGATATTGGGGCGTTACGGACCTAACCATGATTGCTGAGGGCTTCTGCTCAAGGGACTCCAGCAGGACAAAAGGTCTTGATTTGGCAAAAGTCTATGCAGAGCGGGATAGTGACGTTATGGAGTGCATAACGGTGTCTCACGCCTCTATAACCAACGACAAGATGTTGAGCGACCTGGTAGCCCTGCCGTACAAGTACTTAGCCGACAATGAAATTGAGTGGGGAGAAATTCTCACCTACCCAGGAAATGCTGACAAGGTATTGAGAAACTCTAGTTTTCCTAAAATGCTTAGAAAATCACTATCAGAACCGGTATCCATAGAGGACCTTCCGGACGATGCTTATTTTGAATTAAAAGAAGCTATTCATAATAACGGATTTTATATACAAGAACTTCCTGAGTGATAAAATAAATCATGGGATATTTCTATGAAAACTCTTCACCCGGAGATGGCCCCCGAAGGCTGTTTAGTGACACAACTTTGGTTGGAGCAGATAGACAGCCATGCATTGTGTGTGGACACATTACTGGAGACTGCACTGGCGACTCTGGTCCTCCGATAGTTATCTATGGTCAGGGCTCTAGTGAAACAATCATTGATACCCAAACAATTCTTGTTGAGCAAGACATTTTTGAAGAACGACAAATAACTCCGTTCACTCGTGCAAAAGTTCTTTTATACAAAAAAGGCAAATACATTCCTTACAGAGAAGCAGAACGCCTCGGTTTAGTCGAAAGACCAAAACTTCCTTAGACACTGGACTCTTTTAGTATTTGCCTGTAGGTTACAATAGTAACTCCCACCTACCCAAGGCATATTGAACAGGAAAAAAATGAGCCATTTAGAACAACTATTCGTCGACTCTTACGCAACAAAGAAAGCCCCTTGGGGATTTAACGGACTAGGAGAAATTGTATTTCTTCGCACATATAGCAGACAGAAGGAAAACGGTGACAACGAAACTTGGGCAGAAACTTTACAGCGCGTTATTAATGGCGCACTTGACATTGGGGTACCGCTTACAAAAGATGAAGCAGAGACTTTATTCGACCACTGCTTTAACTTGCGTTGTTCTTTTTCGGGTAGGTCTTTATGGCAACTCGGAACACCGTTAGTAGAAAAATACAACGCTACTTCTCTTAACAACTGTTACTTCACAAACATTGAGAAGGTAGAAGACTTCGAACTTCTGTTTGACTATCTCATGCTTGGTGGAGGCGTTGGTTTCTCTGTTGAGCGTTCAAAGATTCATGACTTACCAAAAGTAAAGATGAATGTTTCTGTTACTCACGAGCGCACCAACGATGCTGACATTATTGTTCCTGACTCACGTCAAGGATGGCGTCGTCTTCTTCATAGTGTTTTGCGTTCTTATTTTGATACTGGCAAATCTTTCTCTTACTCCACAATTTTGATTCGTGAATTTGGGGCACCATTGAAGACCTTTGGTGGAACAGCAAGCGGACCTGGCGCGCTCGTTGACGGCATAGAAGACATCTGCAAGGTGATGAAGAATCGTGAAGGAAAGAAACTGAGGTCTATTGATGTATTGGATATTTGCAACATTATTGGTCGCATTGTTGTTTCCGGCTCGTCACGTAGGTCGGCGCAAATAGCAATGGGTGACCCTGATGACGTTCTTTTCCTTCGTGCAAAGAACTGGGCATCTGGAAACGTTCCTGCTTGGAGGGCAAACTCAAACAACAGCATCTACGCAGACCACTTTGACGAAATCATGTCTGAGCTATGGAAGGGCTATGACGGCTCTGGTGAGCCATATGGTTTGCTTAACCGTCGTCTTGCCCGCACGATAGGTCGTCTTGGAGAGAAGAATCCAGATAACTCAATTGAGGGTTTTAACCCATGTGCAGAAATTGCGCTTGGTGATGGAGAGTCGTGCAACTTGGCAACAATCTTCTTGCCAAACATTGAGTCGCTTGAGCAGTTCAAGGAAATCAGCACGCTTCTTTATAAGGTGCAAAAGCAAATCACTCGCATGAACTACCCATACAAGAAGACGACAGAAATCGTTAGCAAGAATGCTCGCCTTGGGCAATCTATTACCGGCGTTCTTCAGGCTTCAGCAGAGCAGGTTTCATGGCTTGATGAGGCGTACAAGAACCTGCGTGATTTTGACGAGGCCTATTCAAAAGAAAAGTCTTTTCCTAAATCAGTAAGACTTACTACGGTTCAGCCTTCAGGAACACTCTCTCTTCTTCCTGGAATCACTCCAGGTATTCACCCCGCTTACGCCCGTCATTACATTCGTCGTGTGCGCTTTGGTGCGGCAGACCCTCTTGTTGAGGCATGCCGTAAGCGTGGATACAAGGTTCAGTGGGACATGGGCCTTGATGGACGCGAAGACCATACTCGTTATGTTGTTGAGTTCCCATGCGAATCTCCAGAGGATGCAGTTCTTGCAAAAGACATGACGGCAGTTGAGCAACTTGAATGGGTTAAGAAGATGCAGACCGAATGGGCAGACAATGCTGTATCGGTAACTGTCTACTACCGCAAGGAAGAGCTCTCTCTTATTAAAGAGTGGCTAGAGAACAACTACGACAATTCAGTAAAGTCTGTTTCTTTCCTGCTTCATGCAGACCACAACTTTGCTCTTGCTCCATACGAAGAAATAACAAAAGAAGCATACGAAAAACTTCTAGGCAAGGTTGACTTCACTGTCCCTCTCTATACCCCTAAGGGTTTCGGAGAGTTGGATATGGACGACTGTGCAACTGGTGCGTGTCCGATTAAATAATCGGGCCGCCCATTGCCATCTGTACTACACCGTCTGGTATGACGGCAAATCTGCATTTTCCTTCAGGCTCAACAGTCTGAAGGATTATGCGGCATTGCCCGCCCCCCATGTATAGAACACAGTTTTCGCACTTAACGCCAATTCTTGCAACAGTATTGCTTGACGCTTCGTCGTAGCCAGCCCAAATGCCTTTTTTGTCTTCATTAAACTTGCCATACCTTTGAGCAATGCTCACGAGGGCATCTGCAAGTTCCTGCTCTTCTGGAGAAAGTGAATGGTGCCGTGGCTCAACGCGGTTAACAATTCGCACTGGAGCTCCAGACATGAGCATCTCGATAATTGATTTTTCTTCAGACATTACTTAGTCTCTTTCTTGAACTCTGTCCACGTTTTGTCGCCAACCCCAAAATACTCACGTGCGTAACCAGACTGTATTATGTCCTCGTTTAGGCAAGCGACCTCTGGTCTGGCAATCGCTTCATCGGTATAAATCTTTGCAAGAACACGGCCGTACTTATCGTTCTTGTCAGGGATGGTATTTACATAAACCCACTTATGTTTAGACAGCCAGTCTTTTGTAAATTCTTTGGCTTTCAGGCCTAGCTCTTTTTCTTTCAAATCTTTAGTTCTTGACTCGGGCGTGTTTACACCATAGAGTCTTACTCTAATTTTGTGATGAATGTTAAAACCGAGGTCAATCATCAGGTCTATCGTGTCTCCGTCTACAACACCAAGAACCGTTGCTCCGTACCAAAATCTTTCGCTCATGGCTTCTGCTTAGCAGCCCATGCGTTGTCTACGAGGTTTGGGTATTTTCTTCCTGCAGCCTTAGCGCGAGCTTTAGCTTTTCTCTTTTGAGAATCTGTGAGCTTGGGCGAATCTCCCTTGGAAGGTGAATCCTGTTCCCAGAATGGCTTCTTCTTTGCCTTTGTCTCAACGTCTTCAAAAGATTCACTCTTCTTGTTCTTTTTTGTATTTTCATACCTTTCAAGAAGTCTGCGGCCTTTAGCCGCAAGCGCTGCTGCGTCTTCTGCGTTCTTTGGGACTCTTTCACCCCACGCGGCAGCAGATAATGCCAGACGAGTAGCTCTACCTTTTTCGTCAACCATAGGGCCTGATGGATTGGTAAAGAAGCGAGTAAGGAACGAACCCTTGCGCTTCATCTTTTCTGGGGTGTCAGCTGCGCCTTTTACCCCTGGCTTTAAATTTGAACCCTGAGTTCTATTGAAGAACTTTCTCCCAGCAGGTGTAAGTCCACCCTTCGGGTCTTTAAGCTTTGCGGATTTTGTTGATATAGAGCTTTCGCCAAGAAGAGTTTCATCAGAGTAGTCTTCACCCCACTCAGGTAATTCAGCATTTTCGATGTCATCTTTTACGTCGATGCTTACAAGTCTTGTATTCTGAAGCTTGATGAAATCCATTTCAAGTGACTTCTCTTTTAGTTTCTTTTCATCCGTTATGGGTCCACCCACAACCCAGGCATCACAAGTTCTTGCTGATGCGCACTTAAAGTCAAAAGCTTCGCAGTATCCAAGCTCCCCAGCCTTGATGATGTCCCAGGCGACATTGCCTTCTTCGTTACCGAGACCGCCTTCAATGCAATCAAGCATCGTGGGGGTCTTGACGAACATTACGCAGTTGCCGCATGTTTGCTTCTTTGCTTCAGGTACAGAAACATCCCATCTGTCGGCCTTCTTTTGCCAATAGGCGTCATTCGGCTCTTTTGGGTTAAGTGGACCATAGGCAGCAGACTCGATTGCGCTTTGCCTATTTTTTATGTTTACGGCTATGTCTTGCGTTGCTGGTGGGCATTTGCCTTCTTCTGCCATGGAATCCTCTTTACTTATAAGTTCTTATATATTACATCATTGCACAAAAGAGAAGGCCCCATGCATAAATGCAGGGACCTTCTCCCGCCCTAAGGTAGGCATGTTTTAATTATCCCACATCAAATTGCATCTATGATTAAGTGGACTCGGTCGTTATTGCCTTTATTTTCAACACTGTGATATCTATTGACGTTATCTATAATCCAAATTTGTCCTGCATCTAGATTTCTTGATTCATCACCAACACTAAAAATACATTCTGTATTGGTTATAACTGGCACGTGTATCCTGTGGGTCTTGGCTGTCACTGGACCCCTGTCTCTGTGTCTAGGTATAACGGTGCCGGCTTTCAAGTTTGTAAGCATTGCTTGCTGAACTTTGACTTCACCTAGTTTTTTTATTACGACCTCAACTGCATCGTCTATGTATCTACTAAAACGTTCATGGTCCTTGTGTAGTATTCCCGAATCAATCCTATGCTTTAAGTCATAAATTAAAGGTATTGTGTCGGTGTTTTCCGCTGCTGCTCCACCTGCCGCTTTTCGTTCTTTGTAGCTAAGCCAGTCTTTTTGTGTTAGAGACAACACTTCATCTAGGAGTTCACCAAATAATGGCATATTTCCTACAAACAGAAATGAATCGTTTTCTTTCATGTCTAATCTTCTCATATATAGCAAAAACCCCGCCCGTACCGTTCGAAGGTACAGACGGGGTTCCGCTTAATGCTTATTAGGCTTCTGGAGCTCCGTCGAAGTCAACAACTACGAATGCTTCTGGACGCTTGACAGCAAGGGCGAGACGCTGCTCAGCCAAGATGACAATTGCGTTTCTTACGAAGAAGTCAGAGTGCTGCTCGCTAATGCGAATGCTTGCCTGCTCGCGGTCATAGAGTTGAGCTCCGGTACCGAACGCACCAACCAAGGCTGTACCTTCTGCAATTGCAGGGGTATCAACGATTGGCATGCGCCATACCTTTGGCTCGCCACCCATTGCAACCGAAACTGCGATGAGGTACTGACCGTTTGCGTCCTTGGTCAACTCGATGTCTTCCCAGTCGTTCGGGTGAAGAACGATGCCGGTTGGCTCGTAGTAAGCAAGGAACGACAAGGTTGCCGCACGGCGAAGTGCGTCAGCCTTTGTGTCTGCTACTGGCAATACTGCACCGTCTGACCATGCGTACTCCTGGATACCAGGGGTGTTCAAAACACCGAGCAAGTTTTCGCCAGTGCCGTCACCGTTGAGGATTTGTGAATCTTCGAGAAGACGAAGACCGTACATGAGCTCATTGTCGATGATTGAACGAAGTTGTGGTTCGTCAGCAAGAACGTTGCGGTGTGCTGCTTCCCAGTGTGCAAGTGTGCGTACTGGAGCCTGCTCACCAACGAATTGGAAAGCTGACTGTGGCTTGATTCCAAATGCTGCACCGTCACGCTCTGCTACTGGAGCAGCTGCGTTATTGGTTGAGTAAGACGAGTTGGTTACGCCAGGAGCTGAAAGGCTGGTAAAGCCAATCTGACGGAAGTATTCGATAACTGCAGCAGTTGTGGTGCGAACTGGGAACAGGTCACGAACGCGCTTTGTGCGTTGTGGTGGTGTTACCAGCGCATCGCGCTGAATTGAACCGAATACTGCGTCTGCGCCACGGCCCATTGTGCCGCTTGGAAGTGCTGAGTAAACATCTTTAACGTTGAAGCCTGTGAGCGAAACGCCAGCCTGCCATGCAGCAGCCATGTTTGCACCGTTACGGCCACCGTTGAGTGACTTGAATTCTGCGGAATCGAGGAACATCTCGCCGATGCTCTTGATTTCACGGCTGGAAAGATGCTTTACATCGTTTGCTGCTGCAGCAAATGCGCCAGCAACTGTATCCTGAGGCTCTGATGCCCAGCTGGATACTCCGCCCATGGTCTCAAGACCCTCGATGAGTCCCTTGATTTCCTTGATATCTTGCATGTTCTTGTCGAACGCTGTCTTTTGGTCTGCAGAGACGACTACAGCTCCATCTTCGATTCTGAATGAATCGGCGATAGCCTTGTTGTCTGCCATTTTTACACGGAGTGCGGTCTGCAGTTCCTTGATTCTTGAAGTGTCTTCCGACATATTTTTTTCCTACCTCTTGTGAGATTGTTTGTGGATATTGAACTACGACTTAGGTGAGCACCCAGTCCTTAACTATCAAAAATAACAGAATTTCCCCATCAATAGTGGAACTAACAATATTTAGTAACTATTGTGCGTAAATACTTTTACGAACAATGTAATTTCTATTTTTTGTTTTTCTTCAGTTCTCTTGACACTATTGTTCTAACAGTGTTTTCCATGTCTCTTCTTTGCCCTCTTCGGCCTAAAGAAGTCGAGCCAGAGACTCTTGAGTAATCACTCATGTTGGTGCATGGCATCCACACGGCTCGTCCGGTTTTTGAGATTCTTCTACTAATTCCAATGCAGCCAAGTTGTCTAGACCTGAATCTTGCTGACTCTGGGTCTATGAAAACATCCGGGTCGTTGTCTCTAACGTACTCCGGGCCAGTCATCTGCCTTGCCTTGGTGCTTATGTCGTCGCCATATTCTGACTTGCTTCCAGAGTTTGTTATCGCCGGGATAACGCCCCCATCAAAAGCCGTAACCGTTTCACCTACTGCAGGTATTGGTGGGTTGTTTCCGGAAACAAGACTTCCACCTGGAAGAGTATCAAAGCCGAGAGTGGAGCGCTGTCTTAAGTTTTCCCATTCGTCATTTACGTAACGTTTTCTCTTGCCACGCTTTTTTCTTTTGGGTTTGCCTTCTTTTTTGTCATAAAAACCAACAGGCTTCTTGTCTGGTTCGGCGTCCATCGAGAGCTTTTGCATCTCTTCTTCTGTCGCACATGGAAGCCATTTACCGTTTGCGTCTTGGTGGACCCCAGAACAACCTATTGCGGCTGCCAGTTTTTCTGCGTCAGCTTTTTGAAACTTAGGAGCTTTGTATCTTGTCTTGTCAGCCATGTTTATGTCCTCTTGAATCTTTCAAGACTTGAGATACTTATTCTTTCATCAACTGGATAATCACTTAAATCAATTTCTTCATTACCTATAAGCGATTTAACTCTTCTATTTATTCTGCTGTTTTCTGAATAAATACTGGACTTATCCGGGTTTACCTTTGTGCCAATCCTGCGCATTTGACCCCTACCGAGTATTGAGCCAACACGGTCAACAAGCCACATCTTTGACGGGTCATCGCTTGTTGTTTTTAAGATGTTCAACTTACTGCTAAATCCCACGTTTGCCGACTTGACTTCATTAACGGCGGAAGACCGCGTTAGGGACATCGAGAATTTAGAAGCGAGGTAATCAATTATTCTTGATTTTGTTTTTCCTGTAGACATGGACATGACAAAACCATTGCGTGGGGATTCTGGATTTCTGTTTTTTACAGTCCTGCCAACATAAACAAGTTCTGGGCTTGTGTGTTCCCTTATTTCTGCAAGTGAAAGCACAATGCTTCCATCGATGGCTGGCTCTATAGCTTCCTGCACAGACTTTGTGTAAGGTGCAAATCCTGTTCTTATTATTGTTTCTGGGGTAGAGCCAGTATTTGCCCAACCCCTGCCGGCCGTGCTGAGTCCATAAAGGGATTTTGTTCCATTCGAGTGTTCAATCTCTACACCAAACGGAGACGATGTTGATGGGTCATAAAGAACTGAAAAAAGGTCCATTAGATACCCTTTAAGTAGTTAAGAAGCATCTTTTTGCTAGAAGACAGAACAGCAAGACGGGAGTTATATATTTTCTCAAGAATTTTAAAGTGGTTAATTTCACCTACTGAAAGCCCATCTGCCCCAAGTCTTCTCTTTAGTTCTGCAACCCTGAATGACTTTGCCCTAGAAATCGCCTGTTCTATAGCTCTCCTAAAAGCAAGCTGTTGCTCTATTTTGAGGGTCTGATAATACTCTGAGTAGTTTATTTGTGTTCCTGAATTATAGAAATCAGCTATAGACATTTTCATGCGTTTTGTTATTTCTATTTTGCTTAAATCGATTAGTCCTGATGTTGGGTTCTGGCCAAACATTGGAACTTCGCCGTCAGGTGTAGTTAAAGCGTTTACGGAGTCAAGACCTCTTGTTCTTTGGTCTGTAAGAAAATCTGCAACCAGCATCTTTGCAACATCTTCTGGTCTAAAATCATTCATTTTTGCATTTGGGTTAAAAACTGAACCAGGCAAAGCTGACTCAACATTCTGCATTAGATATTTTCTTTTATCCCCCTGTCCACCCACTAGGTAGACATCTGGAGACTCAAGCCTTAAATGTTGTTGGACATCTGAAGCAAATCTTTCTGCAAGATGGGCGTATTCAGATTTTGGAGAGTACATAATATATTTTTGGCCATTAATAACCACTATTGACTGATTGTTATTTATTTTCTGAATCTGAACAAGTTGTTTTTTGGTCAGGACTTTGGCCAGTATTTCTGGAGAAATTTCAGAAAGACTTCCACCGTTAGCAAGATGTTCCAATGCTTCGTCTATCGACTTTATCTTTTTACCAAGGGCAGCGTTGCTGACTGTTTCTCTCGCTGTTTCTGGTTCTGGTTTTTTAGGCATGTTGGCTTTTGAGAAAGCGTAGTTGACCCATTTAGGCTTGCCGTTTACTATCTCGTTAGGATTTTTTATGTTTACAAAAGATTCTGAATAAACAATTCCGTCACCCATTTCGTCGGCTATGTACTTCATGTTGCCCGTAGGATTGTTTGGCGTTGCCATTGACTCCGCTACACGTATGGTTTTGCCAAGTTTTCTTCTCTCACCAACAGTGAGAGCCCTTGCTTTTGTAAGGGATATGGTTGAACCGCCCGGAAGAACAAATGTTACTGAATTTACTCCAGTGTTTGAAAGCATCCCTATTTCGTCTTTTCCAAAACCTCTAGCATTCAAAACCGAAAGAAGATAAGCAGCACCTTCCATGTCCCTGTTGTCCGGGATTGAACGCAAGACACGAGCAGGTACGACTGGTTGAAGAACGAAACCGTCTCTTCTTACCATTCTTGCTGTTGAAGATTGAGCGGTACTTAGGCCGTTAATCATTTGTTTGATTTGTTCAAGGAAGGCAGCCCTGTTAAACGTGGACACCTTTGGGATTACGATATTAGGGTCTCTTCGTATTGTTGGGTCTTCGCTTTGAAGACCACCAAGCACTCCGCCAGTCACTCTCTCGGGCTTGAGGGAGCGAAAGCCTTTCTTTATTGCAGAAAGAGCTAAACCTAGAGGACTAGGAATGTCAAAAAGCTTCAACCCACAAGTAGAGAGTCTAGAGTCAGTAAATCTTCCTCCGTATTGATAACCCTCTGGGCACCTGTAACCCCTGTTTGGCTTCATTGGAACGCTTCCGGGTATCCCGGGTTTTCCTGGGGTGAGTGTTCTGTAGACAGCTGAACGTATTGGAGAACGTATTGGGTCCATGTCGCCCGGAATAGCCAAGGAGGCCAGAGTGCTTAGAGCGGCAGCTTTTACCCTGTACGAACCGGTTATCGCGTTTCTGCTGCTGGAAAAATTCCTCGTAGTGCCACTTCTGTTGGAGGCGGCTTTGTAATCAATCACCAAACTTGTCCGTGCCATTGCAGTTTTGACAATGGTGGGCCTGCTTCTCTCTACAGAAGCCCCCAGTATGACCCTAGTTACGTATGTGGGTCTATCGTCACAGCATGAATCAATCGTCATTACTTATCCGCAGCAATCGCTCTTTCTTTCGACAGAAGAAAATGGAAGCGTCTTTGTGTAGCCGTTCAAGTCTTCTCCTTCGATTTCCCAGTTTTTCTCGTCGCGCAGATATTCAGCGAAGCCTTTTTCCATTTCAACAAAGTCAGAAAGAACCTTCATTGCATGAAGCATGTCTTCTTCAGTAACAACCGGATTGTCTTCGCCTATCTTTGTGTGGTCGTGCATGCTGTAGAACTCGTCCATGTCGTCATCAACCATCGCAGACTTCTTTCCCTTTCCTCCAGGGATACGGACGTTGTCAAGATTGTTAAGTTTTTTACGAAAAGCCTTATCGGTTGTCATTAACTTCTTCAGCTTGCCCTTGCAGTTTTTCATGCCTGGATGATGACAGCCTTCGTTTGGCCACAGACCGGTAGTCTCGTGATGCAACCATGCGCAAATACGCTCAAGTGGGTACATCTCTGGATGGTTTGCCAAAATGACTCGGCAACGGGTAAAACCGCCCGGTTTTTTCATGATAGGTCTCCAGTAGCGCAGCAGGCGCTCAAGGTTGCCACGGCGTGGACCACGGCCCTTGAGTATGTCTCCGGTTACGTTCTCTTGTGGCAAAAAGTCAGGGAGTAGTCCTTCCCCGGCAGCTTTTTCAGAGTATTCTCTTGACATTTTCTAGTCCTGCTTAATTCTTTTGCGCGCGTTTGCTATCAGATACTACCATTTTAGTCGAAAACTGAAGACCAGAAGAATTGCTAACGCGATTATTGTTAATAAAAGCATTAACCTTAGTGTCAACCTTTGTTTTCTTTTTTCTGGCTTTACCTGTTGAATCCTGAACAGCGACACCTTCCATTAGGTTCTTGTCGGGGTCGTCAAGTTTTTGGATAAAAATTTCCATCCATTTTCTTTTATCTTTTTCTTCAGGCTCATCCCATAAAAATTTGTGAAACTCCGAGGCTCTCAAAGGTCTTATGTTCGTTGTCTTTCCTATGTAAGAAAAAAAGGAAACCTCGTGGGTTGAGCCATCAGGGTCTTCAATTATCCCGTCTTTGAGTGAATCCTTTGAGTCGACAACGTAATATAGCTTCTTGTCGCCAGCCGTCCCTACGAGTACTGCCCCCATTACTTTTCTTCCTTCATGCCGGATTTTTTATTAAACAACTTTTGTATTTCTTCGTCTATCTCTTTTGTTATTTTTGCCTTAAGTATTGACTCTACGTCAGCAAGTGGAGAAGCGTTTCTGTCGTATGTCCGTGGGTCTTCAATGTTGATGCCTTTGGGGTGCGATATTTTTATGTAATCGACACCAATTCCTTCGTACATCTTTTTCATCTTCTTGGCCGCCCTAAATTCCTTCAAGGCTGTTATAGATTCAGTTTTCATCTCTGATGCCGAGGGTAGGCTTGAGAATATCCTGGCCGACTCCGCGCTGTTGTTCAGTTTTTTAAGGCGTGAAGAAATGAAGTTGTTATTTATAAAATCAGTAACATTTTCGTCTTCGGCTAATTTCTGTATTTTTGAATAAGGAAAGTGAATTCCTTCTACGTCTTCTGCGTCAAACCCACCAAGAATCATCGCCTCGTAGGACTCGTTGCGTCTTTCGTTTGCAGATGGGTCATCTTTATCAACAGGGGTTAGTCTCCCTTTAGAATCCGGAAGGGCATTAACCCCCGAGTAATCATCATCCAGGGATGCTTTAAGAAGACCAAGCATTGTTCTTGCCATGGTCTTTTTAGCATTAGGACCATCGTCATGAATGATGGCGTTAAGTATGTCTTCTTGTTGGTCCGAGTTCATCGACACAGCCCTGCCGCCGGTAGACACGGCATCGCCTCTTGTGTATGAAGTTCTTTTGGCTACTCCAGGCTTAAGAATCACTTCTATTTCGCCCTGAACCAACAAGTCTGTTCCCGCTGGGTCTGCTTCAGAAGTCTCAAACGGCGCAGCCATACCTTCTGGAACGTTGCTTTTGAGCATCGCCCTTCTTTTGGCGTCTTGCGACCTGTTCACTAGGTATCCGCTTACGGGTCTAAAAGAATCATCGACTCCAGGCTCTATGCCTATGCGTGTTTCATAAGCACGCCTTGCAGCGTCAGCAACCCTCTTTGGTGCTTCTTCTTCTTTTGGTTTTTCGTCAGCCATCGGAACCACCAAATTTAGACATGGCTTCATCAAAGCCTTTGTCCTTGTAGAGTTCGGACGCTGTTTTTTCGTCTATTTCCTCTATCCCATTGAAGCCGTCAATCATTATTTTCATCAAGTCTGATGTGTCTTCCCATTTGCCATTTGAAAGAAAACACTCACGAAGCTCTTCTTTTCCCTCGTCTATGGACAGTAGAAATAATTTAACGTTTTCGCCTTTTGTAAAAAATCTGTTTTTCATGATTACCTCGGTGTAAATGGTTGCGTTTTGATGATGCCGATTTTCATAAGCTCATCTGGTGGAATTGGGACGCCAATCTTGTTAGCTAAATTTACCATTTTTCGGTACATAACCAGACGCTTTAGGTAGTCTTTTTCGGTTCTGTAATCTTCGTAGATTGCGTGAATCTTCTCTTTATCGGCAACAGACTGAGGAGTGTGGAACTGAAGTTCAAATTTTGTTCCGTTAGGGTGAATTGCCGCGACGTTGATTCCCTGATACGGGTCGTCGGCTTCCCAGTAATTTTTTACCCTCAGGTCATACCCGAGTTTTTGCATTTGAGCAATAACGTCCTTGACGCCGGCAACGTAGTCGTCTGGCTCGTAGGACATTGTGTATCTAACTACGTCAGACATCGCTTCTGCTGCTTTTTGTGCGTCTCCACCGTGCTCGCTGTCTTTTTCTGCGGCTATCTTGCGCATTAGCGAGTTGAGGGCTTTCATCCTAAAGTCAAGACCTTCCATCTGTGCTTTGTTCTTGTCGGCAAGGTCAATAAGAAGCTTGGTGATTTCCGCTTCTACCTCTGCTATTTTTGCCCTTTGCTTGGTAGCTGCTTCCACCACGTCGTCTGGGTATTCGCCTGGTTTTGGAGTTGGGTTGGCTGGTTCGTTTAATGTGTAGCCCTTGTACATTTTTGCTCGTTTTGGCTTTCCTGACCGTGGGCCTTCTCCGCTAGAAAGTCTTGTTTCGGCTGTATTCGGAGTCTTGTCTCCCCATGGAGCATCTTGTGTACGGAGGTCGATAACTCTTGCTGTCATCTTTTCATTGCCAAGAGCGCGGTGCATTGCAACTCTGTTATGTCCGTCAGATACGTACATCTTGCCATCGGTATCTATGATTACGTTTGGATGGTAGCCATCTCTGAAAGCTTCTTCTCCAGATACGACTTTGTCTATAGAGGAACCTTTAAGATGTGACTCTGTTGGGCGGATTTCTGAAGACAAGTCAACTTCAGTAACAGGGACATCATCCCATCCTTCCCAATTTTTTGCTGGCTTGACCCACTCTTTATCTGAATACTCAGGCTTCCAGTCCATTCCGTATTCACTCATGGGTCTGTCGCGGTTTGTTTTTAGTCCTGGGGAACGTCCTGTTGCACCGGAAGAAAGCCTCTCACCTGACCCTTTCTTGATGTCGGCCTCAATCGCCATATCCATCCATCCGGTCCATGTGTCATTAGCAGGATTATCATCATAATCATCTGCCCTCACGACAAGTGAAGCAACTGGGGTGTGTTTACCAACAAGGTGAGTTTCTCCAACGCTATTTTGCTCAATCGCGTTGTCGCCTACTTTTACTTTTAATATGTGAATACCGGTAGTTGACGAGCGCGGCGAGTTGTCGCCCCATTCTGTAGAGCCGCCTTCTGCGTACCTCCCTCCGTAAGAGCTCCGTAAATCTCGTAATCCAGAAGCCCTGTATGTACTCGTGTACTGGTAGTCGTCTGCAATTAACTGGTCGGCAACCTTGTCAAGACTAGATAGGGTTCTGTTTTCGCTTGCGATTTGAGCGTCAAAATTTTCAGGGTTCCAGTAAGGAGGCGTGAACGTTGAACGCTCGTAGTCACGGTCAGTACGTTTAACACCAAGCAATATTTTTGCTCTTCCCGCCCTCATGGAGTCTTTCGGGTCTGTTCTTGCTATCGCCTCAAAGTCAACAACTCCATCAGTCTCCATTTGACGTTTTATTTCTTCCAGAATAGACAGGTCTCGTCTTGCGGTATTGCGTAATCCAACCATATATCTGGCTGTCTGGTCATTTACCAAACGTGTATTTCCTGCCGCAGGGACGTTTGAACCCACCTGCCCTCGCGAACGAGCAGGGTCTATTTGGCCGCCTTCTAATTGGCTCGCTCCAAAGTGAATTACATAGATAGAGTCTGGGTCGTTAGGGTCGGTAAATCTTTGTGCTCTTTCCCTGTCAGAAAGTGCTTTTATGTCCGCGCTTCTTTTGCGTAATTCTTCAGCCATTGTTGGGTCGGCAAGAAGTTCGTCAATACCGACAGTCTTCCCTAGTTTGTCATCCATGGTTGCTCCCGAAGAAAGTCTTTCTCCGGTTTGAGAAGCTTCGTATGCTTCATTGTCAACCTTGTACTGCTTTAGGTCGGCAAAGTACTTGTCCATGTCGAGCTTGTGTCTAGCCCTGCGTTCAGCAACAACAGATGGAAGGTTGTCAACATCAAGAAGATGTTTTGGAGTGTCTTCTCTTTCTGCTGCACGCTCAAGTATCTTTTGGACAATCATTGCTGACGCTTCAGAGTCTGCGTCTGCTGTATGCCATGCTGTCAGTTCGACTTCAAGATAATCAGAAAGCGGTCCAAGGCTATTTGTTGCGTACTTTGTGCCATCTGGGTTAAGAGCAAAAGGACCATCTCCGCCATCTGCTGTCCATCTTGGAAGAAGTTCATCAGCAAGGGCCTTGCTGTCTATGACTCCAGCAGGGGTCCACTCAATTCCTGCGTTCTTTAGTGACTCTTCAAGGAAGCCAAGGTCAAAAGGCGTGTACTGTCCACCAAGGAGGGCATCAGGGCCAAAGAAGTCAATAAGCTGCTGGTGGCCTTCGTTGACTGAAGATTGACCTGATAACCAGTCGTTGGTTAGAGGTTTACCGTCAGCATTAAGTAGATTTTCCTTTGACCAGTCGCTAAGTTCTTTTTCGGGGTTAACAAAAACATTGAATCTTTCAACGACTTTCCCGCCCTTCATTTTTACTGCACCAATCTGAACAGGCCTATCGTCCGTAGGGCTAAAACCTGTTGTCTCGTAGTCAAAGAAAATAACTTCTTGCTCGTTATATCTGTCAAGCATTTCTTGATATGACTTAACGCCACGGAATATGTCAATGAACTTTCCAGTCATTGGTCCGTTGTCGGGGTCTCTTGGCCTGCTTGGCTTCTTCGGCTTGTCTATCTTTGGCGTCTCACCACTACTTAGGCGGGTGCGAGTTACGTTTGCGCCTTCCATAATGCGTTCGCGACCATTATCCGAACCAGAAACTCTTCTATCCAATCTTCTTCCGCTAGCAAGTCTTCCTACGGGAGCATCTGCTGGGTCAAAATCACCAAACGGTACATCTTCCGGTGCAGAAGGTAGACTTCCGGCATCGTCTCTTTCACGGAGCTTCCTAAGCCTCTCACGGCCACGCTCAGCAATATTGCGGGCACCTTCACCAACCGCTTCTCTCGCTCTTCCAGCGGCTTCTCCGACTGCTTCACGGGCATTTTCTAAGCGCTCTCTGTTCTCTGGAGTATCAATAGCATCTGCTGTTGCTCTTGCTGCTCTTCCAACACCGCGCTTTAATGGTTCTGGAAGTCCTTCTGGTGCAACCTTGTCCAGTTTTGAAAGAATAGATTTTGCTTGTTCGTCGGTTATTTTTCCTCGCTTAACAAGTTCTTCTACGGTTTTTTCTGCAAGTTCTCTGCTTCCTCTTCTTCCGAGGTCTATAGCCAAGCGAGTAAGTGCTGCTTCTGGGCCGTACTTGAGTGCAGAGGCCGTATTGAACACCATCTCTGCCACTTCGCGTGAGTCTTCATCCATGCCAATTCTGTCGGCAATTATTTCTATGGCACGTTCTTTGGCCCTTGCTTTTATACCCTTTTTTACAAGACCAGAAGAGAAACGCTCGTTATTAAAAGATTTTTCTCTTCCGTACCTGCCGCTAGCGGCAAACCCATCAAGCTCGTCTTGCCTCATGCGCACTCGTGGTCGTGCGTCAAAACTCTCATGAAGGTTTTTTGCGGATTGAGAAATAAGTTCATAAATTTCTTCATCTGAAGAATTCTTAATGAAGTCAACAAGGTATGGGTCTATGTGGTTCAGGTCAAGTCCAAGAGAATCTCCTGCTCCTGGAACGTTGTCAAACATTTCACGCAGAGAAGTCATCACTTCTGACTGCATCTCAGCCATCTGGGTGATTCTTTCTTGGCGTGTCTGTGGAGGGCCGTATATTTCGTTGAAGCCATCATTATTTGATGGCTCAAGAAGGCGAGCAAGTTGTTGATTGTTTGAAGGCATCTGCCCCCATTTGGCACCAGAAGATAACCTGTTTTGGGCCGCGTCGTTTCCTGCTGTTTTGGGAGCAATACCAAACTCTTGAGCAAATTTGTTTGCTTCTTCAAGAACTTCCAAGATGTCCATGTCCACAACTTTTACGTTTAATGGAAGGTCACCAAGGTTTCCGTCTTCAAGGTCTCGACCAACTTGGGCGGCCCATCTATGATGACCGTCAATAACATAACCATCTCGGCTAACAAAAATTGGTTCACCTGCAGGGTCAAAGTTCTCATTGGTCATCATCCCTGCGACTTTTTCTCCAACTAGTTCATTCTGGGATGCTCTTAACGTTGACGCAAGAACTTCTTTTTCTTCGACTTTTACTCCCAGTCCTTCCATGTGTTTAATAAAGTCTTGCGTGCCGTCGACCCCGCCATCTTTATCTTTGGGTCTTGAATCTGCTGGTGAACCAGGAGTTGGCTTCCCACTAAACTGAGGCATTTTTTTTCTAGGAATTCCCTTAGAGTCACCGCAAAATAGGTTTGTTCCCGGAATAGAAACTTTGCAAAAATCGTAATTAGGAGCGTCTTTCCCTTTTGCCTTGGCTTCCCTAGCCATTTTTGCAAGTTCAGTCAAAATGGTATATGCTTCTTTTTCAGTTCTAACTGATGCTGGCAGGTTGCTATCAATAACCCTGCGAGCATCTTGCGGACCAGATATTGAAACAAGTTTTTCAGTATCAGCTCCAGAAGAAAGTCTTGGGTTTCCTCTTCTTCTGTTTCTTTCTTCCCTTTGGAATCTGCGCTCAGCTGGGCTTAAATCGTCATCGTAGTCGCCAGTTCCTATGTCGCCCCTATCGGTGGTGGCACGACTTGGAGCAGAAGGAGGCCTATCCGGCATAAACCCAGCACCAGTTGCAGCAGTGTCTGCTGTTGTGCTGAATCTTTCTTCCTCAATTGGAGACTTACTATCGGGGTCGAACATCCCCTGTCGGCGGCGCTCTGTGATTCTTTTGTCGACAACTTTGTTTAGTTTTTTCTGAAGACCTGTCCTATAGGCAACATCTCCTGCTCCACCGTTTCCAGGACCTATTTCTTCTATTGCAGTTTTTAACGTTGCTTCTGTTCCCATCTGTTCGCCGACTTCAAGAACAACAGTTCCATCATCGCGAATCTCAACAAGGTGAAGCTTTGAAGGAGGAATCATTATCTTCTGTTCTCCGTCGTCGGAGTCGGAACGATATGACCAGTCAGGTAATAAAGCTCTGCTTCCTGCTGGCACGCGGATTACTATCTTCTTGCCGTCAGAAAAATCTGTTTTGTTTGTTACTAAGGTTCCGGTGCCTATACCCATAGTAAATTCTGGGGCATTACCGCTAAGCAGGTCTTCTATATATAGTCCAGAATCCTCATTACCGTCTAGGTGCATTTCCACCATCTGAGATAGTGAAGATTTATCCATCAGCTCAAGAAGTGGAATATAGAAGTTTTCTACTTGTTCCTCTACTGAAGCCTCGTGTTGATTGAGGCCATCAGGCAGGATGCCATTTTTTTTAAGGCGAGTATTTCTTCTTTGTATTGCTCGTGCAGAAGCCATTCCTTCAGAATGGCCGGCCATCATGTTTATTACATCGGTTTCACCACTGCCCATTTCAACAAAAGCAATCTTTTCTGCTGTTGTTGCGCCTTCCAGTAGGCGAGCTCTTTCTTGTGTGGCAAAAGTGTGTGCCCCATCCTTGCCTTTGTGGCTATTGAACTTCTTTGGCTTAACCCTGTCTCGTTTTTTGCGTTCAGCAGTAGTTTTTGGCTTGCGCAGTTCTTTTAATTTTGCATTAAACTCTTTGCGGGCATCTTCTCTAGAAACAGAATCAGGGCCTTCTGTTCTTCTCTTGATGTACTCATCCCTGTACATGTCGCGTGCTTCTTTTCTACGAGTGCGCTCTGGAGCCTCAATCCCTTCGGATGAAGCAAGTTCTTCCCAGTTTGAAGAGAACTCAACGAGGTCCTCTAAGTCCAAGTCCTTTGCTCGTTCCGTAGCACCCTCTAGGTATTCACGATGACGACGTTCTTCTATTTTTTCAGGAGAAAGTGTTCCTCTTGATTCACGCTTGTCGTCAACCATATTTAATAGTTTTTCTAAGGCTTCAGGACTTCTTCTAACTGTAAAGCGCTTTACCCACTCATCTATTACGGATTTTGACTGCGCATCAAGAGTGTCCCTATCCATGACGCTCATCCAGTCCGGCTCTTCACCGGCCTCTCCGGCTGCATCAAGCATTTCCGTAAGAGCGTCAGAACCTTCTGTTGAATAAGAGAGAAAATCAATCATCTCTTCTTCTGTCATTGTCTTGGCTTGTTCTTTTGTGGTTTTTACTTCTGCACGTTTTTCTAGAGCATATGCCTCCCTGGCATCAGACATCCTGTCTTCTGCAGCCCTGGTATCAGCATCAAAAAATTCTTCATCTGGAGTATCTGCACTTTCGGCCAGCCTTGCTGCTTCTTCAGCAGCTTCGCGGGCTTCTCTAGCTTCACGAACTCTCCTGGTACCGTCTAAATGGTCATCGTAAACTCTTCTAGTAAGAACGCTGTCTGCAACTGTTCTGTCTGCTGTTATTTTTCCAGAAGCAACATCGTCCATGTACTCAAGAGCCGCGTCTACGTCATCTCCGAATATTAAACCTGCGCTTCGAAGTGCCCATATTTCTGCACCTATTTCAGCAGCACGCCTTTTGCCATCATATTGATTGTCAACGTCATCAATATATTTACCCCCCAACAACGCAACAATGTCCCCTCTAGAACGGAGGCTTTTTAATGAATCGAGGTCAATCCCCATATAGTTTTCATTTATCATTAATGCAGCAAGCATGTCGTTATCGAGTTCGGCAACACTTGTAATGGTCTTGGGTCCATTCTTGGTGTTCATAACAAGAGAACCCCTAGCATCAAGTTCTCTCTTCATGTGTTCAAAAATGGCTGCAGCCTGAATCGAGTGAGCTATCTCGTGCTTCATATCATGGCGGCCAAGACCACGACCGCCGTCGACCATTGCTATCATCTGACCGGCATAGGCGTTTGAGTTAACAAGGAAATCTTTTACAGTGGAAGACCTGAGTGCCTCAGACATCCCTCCTTCTGCCCATATTCTGAGTCTTTCATCAGGGGAGAGAGCTGGAAGAAGAGAGTCTTCAAATTCCATTGATTTAGGTATGTCTATATTGATTGAACCGTAAGGCATATTGGTTCTTCTGTCTATGCCGTCTATGCCATACGAAGCTCTGTCTTTGCCGGTTGGATGCATTCTTACTGCCCGGATAGACTTCATGTGTTCAGGATTTTTGATTACCTCATCAAGGAAAGCCTCAAGGTGCGCACGCTCAAGCTCTCTATATCTTTGAATTTCAATTTTGAGAAACAGTGCTTTTTCTTCATTCGAGCGAGTGTTCCAGTGTGCGTCGGTATTTTTTAGGCGTGAAGTCATCATTGCTTCAACATCAGCCTCAGTAGGCCTGCCTTCAATCTTTGCCGTTATAACGCCTGATTGTTCTAGTTTTTCAAACGCCTCGTATAGATGTTCGTTTGTTGCTTTTCTGCTGTCTCTTGTATCAATGTCAAGCTTTTGATAAAGGTCGGTCAAGCGCGCCTCTTGAGCGTCAATCTCTGCATAAACACGCTCAACGCCGTTGACCATCCAGCGTTCGTTTCTTGCAACACCGTTAGCTTCACGGAACTTACGCCATTCACCATGCTTCATTCTGGTTCCGTCTGGGTGATACCAGACGTTGTTGCCAAATATGCCATTCTCCATGTCGAAGAAGAAGTTGGCTACCCCTCTGGTAAAACCATCAGTACGTCTTGAATCATCGGATGGAATTAGTCTTTGCGCAAGGTTGATTGCCTCAGAAATCATATTTCCTGGAGTTATTCCAAAACAGTTAGAACCTGTCATGTCAGTGAATTGGTTTGCCGCTGGAGTCCCAGGAGGACAACGCATCTTCCCAAGCTCATCCATAATCACACCAAAGCGAGCGGCTGCTCTACCAGCAATAGTTGCACCTGGCATTCTTTGCTTCAGGGTCGAGCCAAGACTCTTCTCTTGCATTTCTCCTGATGTTTCGTCAGATATGTCTTCTTCTATTTCGTTAGAGATGTCTGGGTTTACTTTAAAAGTTTTACCAAACCTCATTCGGTCAAACTCAACTTCAGTGTCTTCTATGGGTTCGCCAGTACGTGTATTTATTTTGTACTTAGACATCCTGATTTTGGGTTTTTTCTCCATCTGTTCAACAAACTGTTGAGGAGTAAAAATTGGTTCTCTGTCTACAAAACCAAAGTTTGGAACTTTATTAGAAGACTGTCTTTCTTCTGGAGAAGGAAACAGTTTGAGAACTTTGTCTGGACCCCATGTTGCATCGGGCATGTACCTAAATCCACGCTCGTCCTCAACCATCCCCGGAACGCCGCCTTTGTTGACACGCTTTTTACCGTCAGTATTTGGAGATGTTCCTTGAGACGATTGCCCTATGGATGAAGCAGAAGCAGAAAGACCCGCCCCCATTGCGGCCTTTACAGAAAGGTCAGCATTAAGAACGGCCATGGAAGAGTTCTCTATAAGCCCGCGTCTAAAGTCGATAGCGGCGTCTGTAAAACTCTTTCGGCCCGTTATCGGGGTAAAAAATTCAGGTGATGTATAGACTCTTGTTTTAGTCTTAAACGTACCCGTCATGTCGGGTCGTCCTTGCTCTAGTTTGTTTCTGTTTCGGCTTGAAGAAGTTCAAACTCAATCAAAGAAGCCATAAGACCTGCGTCTACGGTGTCACTCTTTTTTTCAGTTCCGCCACCCATGACCCAGTTGGAAGGAATAAGACTTTCTTTGCCCATGTCCTTAGCACGCTTCATGATGTGACGCTTTGCGGCTTCTTTATCCTTTGCGCGACCGTGAGCCTGAATTGCGTTACGCAAATCTGATTCGCTCTTAATTGGGAAAGAACCATCTGACATTGCAGTTCCTTCTTTAGACATCGAGTTGCGTTGGTCGTCAGTAAATGCGCGTTTAAGTGCAATCTCTGCAGCCTCTGCTTCAATCTCTTCTGCCTCGTCCATCTCGTACTTATCGTAACCAAGGACTTCTCCGTCAAGAGAAACAAAAACGTCGTATGACTTTCCGTCAAAGCCGTCAATTTCAACTGCGTATGAATCAATTCCCTCAAAAGAGTCTGGCTCTACACCTATTACATGGCCATCAATTGACTTGACCGCAATGTCTGCTGCTTCGTGGAACTGAATCATCTCAAGTCCACCCTGTGCTGACTTCTGTTCAAACACTGAGTTGTCAAGCTTGTGGAAGCCTTGCACTTCAGCAGTTGTTCCATCAATAAAAACTTCATTCACAGAGCCACTCTTTGTCTGCACATCAATGACGTACATGTCAGCTTTTGCTGAGTAGCCAGAATCAAGAACTTTTCCGTCAAACATTTGCTCGGCAATGCCTTCAACATGAAGCAAGCCAGGAAGACCCTTTTCAGCAATACATCCGCCTGGGCAATCATCACAAACAGACGAACCGCCTGGATAAGCTTTTCTTTCAATTGCACACAGGTAGCCGTTGGCACCAAAGGCTTCAGACTTCATACCCATAGACTTGATACGCTTTTTGCGCATTCTTTCAAGCATCATCTGCTTTTCTACTTCTTCGTCGTCGGGCATTTCTTCAGACACTTCGTCCTCGTCCATGCCTTTGCCTTTGAACCCGTTTGAAGTTGAAGCAAGACCACGAGCCTTACGCTTCTTGTTTAGGGTTGCCAAGAGTTCTTTTTCTTCATCAGTCAAGTCCTCTTCTTCATCGGGCATGTCTTCCATCTCGGTTCCGTCAGGCGTCATGTGTGTGCCGTTCATGCCCTTGAAGCCGTTTGTGGTGGCGGCGAGACCGCGAGCCTTACGCTTCTTGTTTACCTGCGAGAGAAAAGCCTTCTCTTCGTCAGTCATCTCTTCTTCGTCGGTCATATCCTCTTCCTCTTCGTAGTCATCTTCCATGTTCATTCCCTTGAACTTGCGACCTTTGCGCTTTTTTAGAAGCATTCGAAGGAGGCCTTTTTCTTCATCGGTCAATTCTTCTTCTTCGTCTTCTTCTGGGACCTCAAGTTGTTCCGGTTCCATGTTGGCATCTTCCATAGCCATTGGGCCAGCAGGGCGTGCAGGACGAGGCGCAGGCATTGCTCTGTCTTCGTCTTCCATTTCCTCTTCTTCGTCCTCGGCCTCATCCACGGGGACCATCTTCATCTGAACCGGCAAGGCTCCGCACTTGCCGCACACTTTTGCGCCAGGGGTAAACCCGCATGCTGAAGCATCTACGCCTTTTGCGCACTTCAGAACTTCGCCCTCAGTGCTGACACTAAGGCTGTTGTTCATTTCGTCGTTCATATTAGATGACTCCTAATTCGTAAGTACCGTAAATTATACTCTAAACGTATCATTTGAGTAAGTATTGCGGTGTATGTGTGTTGAATGTTATTTATTTCTGCTCAGACGTTCAAGGAAAATTGCTGTTTCTGCAATTCTTTCCCAACTTCTATTAACAAGACCCGATGAATGCTTTTCATCATCCAGAGACTTAATCAAGAACGGTGCATGAAGTGGGTCTTTACTCCACTCGATAGACGCATCTTTGAATTCGTATAGTGGGTCATTGAAAACTTGCAAACTCTTTACATCGACTGCTTCTTCAGCTGCCGACTCTGCATCCGATGCTATTTCGCCCATTTCTTCCAGGACTATCTTCATCTTTGTGATGAGCATCTTTGATGCTTCTTGAGCCTTTGTAGAAGCCTCTTGCAAGGCGTTTGGCTCATCACGAAGAACCTGAAGCCAGTTGGCCAAGTAGTGGGCGTGGTCTTCTCTTGGTTCCGCAGAAAGCCCGAACATTGCAAGCAAGAATGCTGAACCAAATTCTGCAATGAGTTCTTCTCTTGCATACTCTGGTGAGCCAAACTGGTTCATGTTTTTTCTGTCAAGCCTTGACGAATGGCCGGTCCAGTGGACAAGCTCGTGAGCAAGAGTTCCATAATAGCCCTCTGGTGTCTTGAAGAGTTCAAATGGAGGCATAACAACATGGTCTTCACGAGGAGAGTAGTAAGCCCTGCTTCCGTCTCCCGTGTTGATTGTTGCACCAATTTCCTTGATTGCGTCCTCAAGTTTTCCGACTCTTTGCTCTGGAGTAAGAGCATCGGTTGGAAGCTTCAAGAATTCTTCGCGGTCAATACCCTCAACCTGGTCGAGGTTGAACACGTGTGCGGTTGTGAAATAGATACCCTTAGACTTGCGAACCTTCTTGCCTGTATCTGGGTCAATTTCATCTCCAAACATCGTTTTAGGCATAAGAATCGCAGTGGCTTTTTCACCCTTCTTTACGCTTCCGCCGAGCTTCTTCCATTGCTGGAATCCGCCCCAATGAGGAGTTGCGTAGCCCTTTTCTTCTGCTGCAAGCATGAGAGCAAAGAGGTTTCCGCCTGAGTACATATTCTTTGTAGAAGCGTTTCTCGGCATATTGCCGGCCTTGTGCCACGGTGCTTCCCACTTGCCACCATCTTTTTGTGACTTTTCAATCATGTTGATGAGATGGCTTGTGAGGTTTTGGTAGTACTCTTCTGCTTTTCCTGAAGAAAGTCTTGTGCCTTCTGGTACTCCAAAGTCAATTCCAGTTACTGGAACAGCCTTCTTTTTTCCGCCAGCCTTGCTGATAGAAGCTTCAACTTTAAGAAGTCGTCGATTTATGTCGTCACCCATTCCGTATGGACCTTCGGTCCAGCCCGGCATCGCGCTCATCATTTCTTCAAGCTGTGGATGAAGTGTTCCGAGTCGGCCGTCTTCTCCACCGATTCCGCCTTGGTATGCCTTATCGATTTTAATCATTGCAGCAGCAATTTTGTCATCTATTGCTTGCACCCAGTAGTTGTCCTCGGTGTTCCCCCACTTCTTGATTGCGTCTGCTCTTTCTCCCTTGAGTCTTTCAATCTTGGAAAGATTGTCTTCTATCTCTTCAAGTGTTTCATCCAGTTTTTCTCTTGCTATTTCGAAATGTCTTTCTACATCATCAATGTAGGAATCTAGTCGAACAAACGAATCAATCATTTCTTCAATTTCTTCCAGTGGGAATCCAGCTTTTACTAGTTCGTCTTGGTAGTCGTACACGCTAAATCCTTGAGTGTTTTTGCGATTCATTGTGAAAAGTTCGGAAATTGCTTGTCTTGTCTTGAGCGCTTTTTCAACATCTTCTAAATTTCTATGTGGAGTCTTTCTTTGAATCAGCGGCTCCCTGTCGAATCCAGGATTAGCGGGTGTTGCATCTTTTGCGGCTTGACTAATATTGCTTGGAACAAGCTTCCCGTTTTCGTCTTTGAATGGAAGGCTTTCTCCGCTTGAAAGTCGAGAAGTATTGCCTTCTCTACGAGCAGCAGCATCGTTCATAGCGTCAGCTCTTCTGCTTGAAGATGTTCTTGCTACAAACCTTTGACCTGAAGACATTCTTGGCGCACCGGGAACAGCAGAGCTAAGGTTGTCAACATATCCGCCAGTTTCGTCCTTGGGGAAAAGTTCGTCTTGACTTATTTCTGGGTATCCAGACCTTGCGAGAGCATCGTTCACTCGCCCAAGCAGTTCAGAAAGTTTAGCATCGCTAATCATTCCGTCTTCCTTCATGTCACCCTTGATGGATACGCGACCTTCTTTGATTCGCTTTTCCCATGCTTGCTTGCGGCCAAAAGAAGCAGTAATTGCCTCAATCAGAACAGCTACTGAATTGGGAACGCCTTCTTTGTTCATTTTGTCTTTTATTCTCAACAAAGCGGCATCGGAAAGCATTCTTGAGTCATATTCGGCAGCCAATGAATCAAATCTTGAATCACCAAGACTTGCCATTGCTTCTTTCATGTTCTTAAACTTTCCAGAAGCAACAAGAGCATGCATAAACTCGTCGGAAATTCCCAATTTTTTAAGGTCACTTTTTGTTGGTGCCCTTGTGACCGACAAAGGAGTCAGTCCTACTTTTGCACTAACTTCATTCATTGCTTCAATAAGCCTGTTCAGCTCTTCAGTTGAAGGTTCTGGATTTTTAGAATCTCTTTCAACCCCAAGAATGTCCATCATGTTTGAAGCAGTAACGCTATGTCCACGCTTAATCCACTTTGCTGCAAATTCCTTGTCAGCCATTACGGTTTTTTCGCCAACTCTTGCCTGAGATGGTGCTCTCGTTGGCTCTAGCTGTTCTGACCTTCTTGCGGCTCGTGGTGCTACTGCAAATTCTGAATCCACTACTGGGTTCCTGAACGAGCCACTACGAGCATTCCACTTAGGGTTGTCAAAAATTGCTTCCGAGTTAAAACGCTCTACTGGAGATTCGTAAACAGGCTCTGGTGGGTTTTTGCCTCTTGCTAGTTCAGCATCAAATTGTTCTCTTGAAAGACTGTCCCATTTTTCTTTAGACCAGTTAACCCTGCCTTGTTCGTCAAGGTCATATTCCGGGGTAGCGATATCGCTATGGCGAACCCACTTTGGAGCACCATCAAATCCCCAGATTCTTGTTACGTCCTCATTACCAAGCTGGCCAGCCTCTAGGTAATGTTTTCCTTCCTTGAGGTCGTCAAGCATGTCTGCAGCCGTTCCCGCCATGATGTATACGGGCTTGCCGTCAAGCATGTCTTGCGCATCTTTTTCTGGTATGCCAAGAATTGAAGAAATACGTTGAGCGTCTCCAATTTCGCGAAGAGTTCTGATGGCATCTTCTTCGTTTACTTCAATAAAGTCAAGAAGCCTGCCTGCGTCAACGGGCCAGCCGTTGTTTGACGAATATTCCATATCTGGATTAGCAATAATCTTTTTTGCAACTTCTGCATTAAGAATATGAGATTCCTTACCCTTTGGAACAGAACCAAGTATGCCCAGCATGTCGGACGGGATTACTGCGGTACCCGGGTCACTGTGGAACGCATCCAACGATGCGCGGACCTGTTCTCTGCTGTTGTACTTGCCGCTGCCGGTTGGAGGTGGTCCAAAGTATTCTCCAGAAGAAAGTCTTCTTTGGATTCGTGAACCCGACTCGCCATCTGGCGCAAAACGGGCTCCAGAATAGAACCTGTACGGGCGAGTGTAACCGTCGTCCGTTTGGCTATTCTCTAGCCATTTGGGGAGGTTGTTCCATTCTTGCAATGCCTCAAGGACATACTTACCAAGTGGTGCTTCTTTTTCTTCGGCAACTTCAAAAACATCTTTGTTAAAGAATTCCACAAACATTTGCGTGTCATCATCGTCTTCGCGTATTTGTTTTAACGCTTTAATTATGTCTTCTTTTGGAAGGCCTTCTAAGTCGCGTAATTGCTTATAGTATGGCTCGTATGCTGAAGGTCTTTGCGTGTTTTCAAAAATGTCTGTTATTTCTGAAAGATTTTCTGCAGTAAATTCCCATGGCGATGGAGGGTTTTGGCCCCATGTTTCATGAGAGCTCCAAAAGTCGGAAAGGAATTCATCTGTTTCTTCTGGGAAATCCCTCCATGAATCAGATATAGACCTGTAATCGTCGCTTGCCATGTCTATCCACTTATCGGAGTCGTCGTCTGGTGGGTTGTCGAGATAGAATCCAGAACCACCAGCAGAAAGTCTTTCACCAGAAGAGAATTCTGCTGCTGCAGGTCCCTCACGGCGCTTGCCTGGAATTGTTTGAGCACGGAGCCTATTGCCATCAGCAAAGTTTTGACGGTCTTCATCGCTCCATGGACGCTGTCCACGAGCACGACTGTTCTTGCCCTTGCCCTGTCTTCTTGCAATGCTTCTTCCAGAAGACAACCTGGCGGAACGAGCGTTTGGCTTCTCGTCTGCATCTGTTGTGTGGTTAAAAACCCAATCGAGTGAACCGAGGTCAATTTCTTCTTCTGCTCTAGTTACAGCAACATAAGACAACCTAAGTTCCTGCTCGTTTGGCATAACCCATTCTTCGAGTTCTTCGTCAAATTTTGGCTTTCTGAAGTCTGACCAAATTTTCACTTTTCCAGATTCAAGGCCTTTTGATGTATGTGCTGTTTGTATCTTTACATAATCGTTAGGGTCTAGCTTTTCTATGTCTTCTTTTCTTGTGAGAATATTGTCTAAAGCATTACGTAGTCCTGGTATTGAATTCTTTTCCAATAAACCATCGAGCATGTTTAGTCTGTTATTGTCCGCAGAAGCAACTTCTTTTTTAAATTCTTCGTACGTTGTTATTCCTTCAAGGTCCGCGCTGAATTCTGGCCTACTTGTCATTCTCTCTCCGCGAGAATTTGTCCAATAGGGTTCGCCTTTTTCGGCATTCTGCATCCACTCAATATTGTCAATAAAGTTTTGTAAATCTTTTTTGAAATTTGCGCTTCCGTAAACTTTCTTTTGTCCGCCACCCTCTTCAATTACTTCCATGGTTGCGGCTATGGCTCCACCATTGCTGCGACAAAGAATCATTGTTGCGTCTAAAACGCTCATTTCGGTAACAACTTCACCTGGAACATCAACACGAGAGCCGTTTTTGCCTGCTCTTGTCTTTTTTCCGGTCATGCGTTCTTTTACCCCAAGCAAAGTCAAGAACCTGTTGCCTATGCCTGCTATCTTCGCTCCGAATCTGTACGATTCGGTTATCGGCATATCGTATTCAGCTTCTACTGCATCCAAGGTTGAGCCATCAGCTCCACGCCAAGCATTGATTGCCTGATTGGTGTCACCAATGTATATTTTTTGTGCAGACTTAGAATCTTTCATCATTTTTGCAAACACAGGGTTAATATCCTGAGCTTCGTCAACCATGATTACGTTTACGCCATCAGTGCCACCAAAACTTGCAACATCTGGTTTAGTCAGTGCCCACATCTTTGTTAGATGGTTAGACTCAAGACCAAGCATTCCTTGCTTTTTTAAGTTGTCCCTATCCTGTTGCAGGTCTTCCCACATCTTGTTGGCATATTTTAATACGTTAGGCATTATTGGGCTGTCTTCAGGAATTGCTAAAGGTCCATTAAATTTCCCAGTAAAATGCTGTGGTCCTATTTTTTCGTCTGAACTTATTGAGTAAGCGTTTACGCCTTTAGCAACAATTTTGTAAATATCTGTGGGAGTTAATTCAAGTGGTGCATCACCATCTCGCGGTATAAAAGCTCCCTTGATTCCAAGATATGCTGCCTTGCCTACGTACGACCTAACCGAGTCATCCATGGACGCTTTTCCGGCTTCATACAGTTTGGTTTTTAGACCAGGCCTAAGACCTGGAGAACCACCAGCCCCTATCATGGCTTTAAACGCAATACCGTCCATCGTCATAACGGAAACATTGTCACCCATTCCGCGAGCTTCAGCATCGCTCTTGGCGTCTCTGTTGAAAACTAAATAAAGCACTCTTGCGCTTGGGTCTTGAGCGGCCAAACGATTGGCAAAACTTATTACTGTTGTTGTTTTACCTGTTGCTGCTAAAGCTCCAACTTTTACGTCAGAGCCTGTCATCATGGCGTCAATCGCATCAGCCTGTTCTGGGTTTGGCTTAAACTCGGCTTCAGGGTAATCGTATGGTACAACTTCGTCTATGCCTATTATCTTGCGAGGCTTACCAGAGTACTTTTCCAGTCTTGGACCCTTGCTTGGCCTTTTTGGGGTTGGAGCACCGGCTGATGTTGGTTTAGAACCTCTTCCAACAATCTCGGCCAATTTGGCCCACTGCGCATCACTTAGTTTTCCACGATTTCTCTCATACTGACCAACAACGCTTTCGATGAAAGTATTTCCTCGCATGACTCTTGCGCCATCGATTAAGCCTTCTTCATCTTTTCTTGCTGCTCTTTTTGGCTTTGGTGGTGCAAAACCACCAGAAGAGAACCTTTCTCCGCCGCTTTCTTCTGAAGAGAAGTCTGGGTGAAGTTGAGGGAAATCTGCAAGATATCCATCGATGTTGAGTCCGCCGTCTTCCAGGACGCTAACCATGCTTGGGTTATTTTCTGAAAGTCTGTCCTTGATTCCGTTGAAGACTGCAAGCTGTTCCCTGTCTGACATGTCATCAAATGAACGAGCTTCCGCAATATTGAACCTGCCCGAACCGCCAGAAGACAGTCTATTTCCTCTGTTGAGTGGCTTTACACCGTATCTTTTTGCATTTTCAATGTCAAGAGAGAATTTTGAACTTGTAGCACCCTTTTCCACCATCTCGGTGATGTGTTTGTCGAAAGCAATTTGCTTGAGGCGCTTTAGTTCTCTTTCGGCTGTGTCGATTATCGAACCTGGAGCCCTTGTTCCAGTGCCTTCAAGCTCCCATTGAATAGCGGTCTCAATATCAAACGCCGCCCGACCAACTTCGCTACTTCTAAAATAGAACCGGTCATTAATTTTTGCCCAGTCTTCTATGCTGAAGTCAGCAATGCTCCACTTGGGCTCTGGGGTCATTGTTCCTATTTCAACATATGGAGGTATTGCGTGTGAAACCAGTCCCTCAATCTTGTCGATATTAAAGCTTCTGTAGGCACCATTGCCATCGTCTGCGGTTTCGTCCCAGGCTCTAAAGAAGGCAATGCCTTTTTTGCTTGTCCCAAATGATTCTGGATACACAGAGCGCTGTTTACCATCGTAGGTAAAATGAAGAATGTCTTCTCTAGACGCAGCACTTCTTGCGCCATTACTGTTGTTAGCAACTGCTTCAGCTACGCGTCTTGCGTTTGAGCCTAAGTCATCAGGTCTACGAACCAAATCTTCCGCGCGCAAGCTCTCAGGTTTTGGATTTACTGCCTCAGCCCAGGAGAACTCTTCCTGCATGCTGCGGTTGGTGGCCAGTTGAAGCCCATGTTCTCTTGCTTCTTTTGCTAAATCCTGAATAGATGTTCGTTGTGTTCTGTCAGAAAGAAGCGCTTCAACGACTGCTTCGTCGATATTTGCAAAAGCATCTTCCGCATAGTAGTCATGGAAAGAGTGTCCGTAAGCGTCTCTTCCACGGAACCTTTCACCGTCTAGTGCTGAACGCGGAACACCATTTTCTACCATCCAGTCGTAATAGTTTATACCACCTGAGGAAAGACGAGAATCTTCTGCATGGCTTTCGTTCCATTGCTCGGCGTAATCCGCGAGTTCGCTTGGGGTCATTTCTGAAAGCATTGCATTTTGCTCTGCCATCTCCCTGTAGAACTTAGTGATGCGGTCTTCTTTTGCTTTCCGCCTATCTTGGGCTCTGGCAAATTGAGCCCCCCGTTCTTCCAGTTCAGCTTTTCGCCTGTCTTGGGCTCTGGCAAATTGAGCCCCCAGTTCTTGCTTTTCTTCGTCGGTAAGTTCCCTACCAGAGGAGAATCTTGGGTCCCTGTCTCTCCAGGTTTCTTCGTCCATCCAAGCGGCGTAATCGGCTGCTTCTTCTGGAGTCATGTTGTTAAACTTGTCGGTTACAGTCTGTGCGCGAGCATAGTCATCCGCCATTGCCTGCAGGTCTTCGTCAGTCATTTCTGGTTGTGACTCTAAGTAGCGGTCGTAGTCTTCCCGTGCGTCGCCTACATCTTTTTTGACTTGCTCAAGAATTGGTTCAACACTTTCTGCCCTGACATTTAGCGCGTAGGCCAAGTCTTCCGCAGTCATTCCTTCATAGTCTCCTGCAAAAATAAGCTCAGAAAAGATTGCTTCTTTCAAGTCTTCTGGGTTTTCGTAAGAATTTATGTAGTTATCTTTTCTACTTCCACGCTTAGCACCAGAAGAGAATCTGCCCATTTCGTCAAATTTTGGACCTGACGTGCTGTATCTTCCACCGTAACCAAGACCCGACTGTTGTAGCCATGCTTGGTAAGCGGGGTCATCTCCACCGTATGGACCAAATTCAGGCCTGTTTACATACAAGAATGAACGAATAGCATTCATGTATGACTCTTTGTAATTGTCAGAGTACAGGTCAGAATTAAGAACGCTGTCTATTTCGCTTGTCAATAGAGGGGTATGAGCCATGTACCAAGACTTGTAATCAACGGTCCCCTTCTTGGCGAAGAAGTCTTTCTTTGAAGGCTTTCCTGGCTTATCAAAGAACTGCATGAATTGATTAGTTTCGTTTTGGTAGTTGTCCTCGAAACGCAATTTTGCAACGTTTGTAGCAAACTCTCTTGCGCGATACCAATCTTCACTTTGCCACTTTGGGTCACCGTTGTACATCGGTACTTCAACAAACCAGCCATTGTTCTTTATGAAGGCAGCAACATCTTTTTCATATGCATCACGTTCTGCTTTTTCAGCAGATGAATCCATCCTGAGTGGATTGCGCTCAACATGGCGCATCTCCCTGAGGCCTGATGCACCTTTCTTGTCAAAATCTATACCAGAAGAGAATCTGTTGCTTTCTAATTCCATCTCTCCGGCGACTGACAGGTTGAATCCATTAGCACGCTCAAGTGCGTTTTCAAGAGCTATCTCACGCTCGTAATTGCCGCCGTCATGGTTTTTTGACATCTCTTCGATTAATGGAACTGCGCCACCAAACCTCTTGTTGTATTCTGCGTCTCCAAGGTATTCTCTCGCAATGTTTTCTGTTCCATCAGCAAAACTTAATATCTCATCATTTGCCTGTTGTAACGCATCTCCTGCTTCGTCTTCGTCCATTCCATCAAGGTCCGGCATTGTTGGCTTGGTCAGACTGCTTACTTCTGAGGCTGCGTTCTTAAACTGTGCAGCGTGTTCTGCTTGGTCTTCGGCATCCATCTCAGCAAGCATTTCGTATGCTTTTTCGAGTTCATCGTCAGCTGTACGACCATCTCTGAGCCCCTTGATTATTGGGTGGTCTTCCTCGTCGATAACACCTCTTGCAAGTAAGAAATCAGCGAGCTCCCTAGGGTCGTCTCCTGCTTCATCCTCTGCGGCATCTATCCATGTTCTCTGACCAGAGGAAAGACGTCCGAATGGGTTTTCTACAGCCGTAAACTGGGTTGAACGCCTTTCTGCTCTGCTTTCTGCTTCAGCTTCAGCATCCATCTCGGCAAGCATTGAAAATGTTTTTTCAAACTCGTCGTCGGCGGTTAAACGGTTTCTGAGCTTCTTGACTCTTGGGTGGTCTTCTTCAAGTATTCCTTGTTCAATCAAGAAATCAGCAAGTTTTTTAGGGTCATTTCCTGCTTCTTTTTCTGCAGCATCTACCCAATATCCTTCACCGGAGGAGAATCTTGGGTCCCTGTCTCTCCAGGTTTCTTCGTCCATCCAAGCGGCATAATCTGCGGCATCTTCTGGAGTCATGTCTGCAAAGTCTGCGCTTCTTTCTGCGTCAGCTTTTCTTATTTCTACGTCCTCTTTGCCTATTTCTTCGCTGATTAGTTTGTAGTTTCTTTCTGCCCACTTCTTAGCCGCGCTACTTGACGTGAAAACTTTGTCATGTTCGTATTCGTTAGCATTTTGTCCACCGTTACGTCTAGCGTCCGCAAATCTAGTTACTACAAATCCATCTTTGGAGTTGCCTTGTATTAGGTAACCACCATCAATATCCGGCGCGTCCATCTCAATGCCGTCATCAGTTTTTGTCCACTCACCAGAGGAAAGGCGCTCTGCCGAAGACGGAGTTATCTTGTCGAGACTAAAAAGCTTTCTTGCCCCAGTGTCGTCTTGGGCAGTCAAGTTCCACTTACCAGTTTTATTGTTCTTCTCAATTTTTACTGGAATTACTTCTCTGTTTTTTCCACTGTAGTCAAAACGAAGCATCTGATTGGAGCGCATTGCTGTCTGTATTGCGTCACGTAGGTTTTCGTAGTCTTTGTCGTTGGCGTGGTCTGGTTCAAGATAAGCAATTCCGCCATCAAGTTTTGCTCCAGGAGCAACTGTTCCACCGCTTCGGACATTGCTTATATAGCCAGAAGGAGTTTTCTTCTTGTTCTTCTCAAATTCCCTTTTAAGAACAGCCCACTGTTTATCGGACAAGCTACTAGGAAATGAACCCTTCAATATTTTTTGAACCAATGGGTTGGAACTATCCTTGACGACGTCAAGAATTTCTTTTTTCTCGGCTTCACTTAAACCTGACCCGCCGTACGTTGCTGTGGATTCTGGGAATCTTCTGCCACCGCCGCTGCCACGTTCATTTCTAATTATTCGGAAACCGTCTCTTGTTGCGTCATAGATGCCATCTCCGTCTTCTTCATCAAATGATATTTCCATTTGACCGTCCGACATTATGACGCGCCCAGAAGAAAGACGAGTTTCAGATTGACGTGCTGCTGCTCTTTCTCTTTCAAGTTTTTTGGCTTGCTCGACGGCTTCTTTTCCTACTGGGTTTGTAGCACTAGCACCTCTTGCCTTATCCATTTCCCGTTGCTTAGCAAGGTCGCGAGCACGTGAAGAATCATCTCCGCCAGAAGAAAGTCTTGTAGCCTTCTTTGGAGCTTTAGGGGCTTTAGGTGTCTTTGGAGCATCGATTGAGTTGGGTCCACTTGGTGTTGGGTCCGGCTGGGACAGAGACATGCCGCGACCGTCTGTAAGGCCTTCACCTACAATGCCGTTATTGTTCCTGTCCGGTGCGGTTTTTGGGTCCCACATCGTTCCGTCGGCGAGTCTTACTACAGCTCCACGGGAACCAATTCCTCGACCTCTTGATGCGAGGTTAGGATTTCTATCACGCCTATTTTTGCCAATGTTTGGTCTATCTACCGCACGGCCAACCATGTTGCCGATACTGCGCAACACACCCTTTGTGGCAATGTCCATTGCGTCAAGGAACTCGTTATCAAGAGACTTAACAACGATGCCGTCTTCAGTAACAGTTGCATCAACTCTGTAGTAATCAAGAATTGGGTCAATTGCTTGCTTAACTTCAAATGCGTTGTTTATGTCAACGGGGATTATGTATGTCGACTTCTCTTCGATAATCTTTTCAAGATTACTGATGACATTGTTGAGCGTAGATATATCAACTTGTTGAGCTGGTATCTGCTGGTTAAAACCTACCCAGGAAAAGTCATCAAACGAAATCAAAGATTTTCCAGTATCGAACCCGCCGAACTGTTGAGGCATTCCTGGCATTGTTGGGATACTTGACTCTGGAGTTGGCTGTGTGTTTATCTTCTCTGGCTTACCAAACATGAATTCATTGTTTGCATAGTTGAAAGGAAGTTTATAAGTACTAGAAATTCCATCAGTAGTAATTCTGTCGAATACAACTATGTTTTCTATTACGGAACGAACAATAATATTTGAACCAGTCCTGTCGACCAATTCTCTTCTAATTGCTACAAGCATTGGGTTTTCCGGCATTGATGGAACTTCTGGCTTCACGGACTCTCTTGGGGCGGTTGGTTGTGTTGGTTTTGATACAGAAGGCATTCCTGGTCCACCAGATGGCATCACCATTGGCATTTGCGCAGGCATGCCCATTGGCATTCCGGGTCCACACTTTTCATCTGTGGTGGACGCAATCGTCTTCAACGCATCTAAAACTGAAGAAAGCTCATTTATGTTGAGGCCGTCGATAGATGGTTGTTCGTTTACTAAAACTGTTGATGACTGGTCTTCGGACTTTATTGAAATTGTTCCTGTCAGCTGGTTGGCACCATGAAGAACTGGAGAAACTTCGTAAAGCTCAACTTCATACAGAATGTTTGCTTGCATCTGTGGGTCAAACTTGGCATTAATCGTCTTGTAGCCGATTGACCATTCTTGTTCTTCGCCAAAAAATGCCACATTTGCAAAAGCCTCGCGGCCCTTTTCTGACTTCAAGTTGAACTGAACGCGGGCATACAAGCCACCAATTCCGGCAGCCTTCATTTTGTTAGGAAGACGAGGGTCACTTGGCTGAACCTCATACATATCAAGGACTTTACCGATTGGGTCGTTCCAGTTATGACCCCAAACAACGCGAGGCTTACGCCTAATTAGGCTCTTGCCAAAAGCTCCAGGGGCGCAAACATCGCCGACTGAGTCCTTGTTACCAATACCTGCGACAAAACATTCAACGATGCCTTCGGCTTCGTCAAGATTCACCATTCCTTGCGGTGCAGCCTTGTACTGAATGTCGGAATTTTTCTTAGAAGAGGGCATGTGGCTCCTTGTGTATTCTTCGATAATAAACGACAAAGACTGCACTAAACGGTAAGTATTCAGGTTTTTCGCATTGTTTACTAAAACCAAATACTAAAACTATCCTGTGATGTACTTCCCGTACATCCACGCCCTGCGAGCTTCTTCTTCGGCAATTTCAGGAATTCTCTTTGCGAGCACGTTTGTGTACAAAGAAACAATGTTTGACCTGAAGGCTCCAGCTCTCTGGTCTTCGTCAGCGACATTCATGGAAGAAAGCATTAACGAAGTTATTTCATCGGTCAAATCTTGGTTAAGACTTTTTATTCTTGCCATTTGAGAATCAACCTGAGCAATAATGTCAGATTCCATGGTGGAGTTTTTTGCAGACTTCTTTCCCATAGGGGAAGAAGCTTTAAACGACTCTTTGACGATGGCTGTCACGACCGGCTTGATGTCTTCATCAAACTGTCTATCCCATGTATCCGTTGGGAGAACAGATGGGATGTCTAGGGTTCCGGCAAACAAAGCTTTCTTAGCTTTTGCTCCACTTGATTTTTCAAGAACAACTCTTTGCTGTCTTTCCAAAACTCTTTCCATGCTTCTGACAAGAATCTCTTCCCATCTTTCCATCTCTAGTTTTTGAGAATCAAATTCCGTATCGAGGGACTTTGTTTCAAGTTCGGAAGACTCAGCACTTGTTGCACCCATAGGCATAGGTTCTGCGCCCGTCATCATGCCGGGAGGCATGCCTGGAATTGGGGACTGAGCCAGTTCCCCGCCAGGAGGAACGGTTGAGCCAACTTCTGCAAGTGCTCCGGCCATTGTGTTTGGGTCCACAGGTGGTTGTCCGGGCACTGGAGGCATCCCTGGCATCGCTGGGGCACCAGGTGGCATGCCAGGCATTCCTGGCTGTCCTGGGGCTCCAGGAACTTGAACCTGGGACGGTTCTTCCATCTTCTTCTTGGTGTTAGAGATTGGGATGAGGTTTGGATTGGCAAGCAACGAGTCAGCCAAATCGCTTTCGGTTTCTTTACGACCTGAACCAATTCGGTATTCATTGTTGCTGATTAGTCCTGCATTGAACTCATCCATCAAGTAGCGATGACGCTCCTGCTCGTACAGCATCAAAATGGGCACTTGGTCCACGTTAAAGTCAACGTAGTTATCTACGTCAAGTTCGTCTAAGGCACGAGACAAAATTTCCAAGTGAGGAAGCATTGTTTCCATCCAAAAGACTCGAATCTCTTCAGAAGCATTGCTGAAAGTTCTTCCTGCAGCGTTTCCGATTACGGATTCAGGAACACCAAAAGAAGCAAGGATTTCTTCTTTTGTGAGCTGACGCATTTGGATATAGGCGGCATCTCGTGGGTTGGCCGAAGTGTCAATGTAATCAACACCTTCATCGGAAGAGATTACCGAGGTGTATCCAACACGAGACAAGTTTCCACGGAATCTGCTTCTTAGTTCTTCCTTGTCATCGTCATCTATTTCTCCCTTGAGAACAAGAAGACCACCAGGTCTTCCGTCATTGAGCAAATAGTTTCTGTTGTAAAGCTTTGCCAAGTTTTCTATTTCAATGGCTACTCCACATGCTTCAAGTGGTGTCAACGATAGATACGGGTCAATTGGGTGCGGTCTTCTTACCCAGCAAACATCTTCCGGTTTTAGAAAGATTTTGTTTCCAGTTGGCATCTGAACTTCATATCCAGAAACAAACTTTTTTGGGTCAGGGATTGGCGAAGTTGATTGAGGCGGGAGAAGGTTGAGGCCAATAATGCCCCCGTCTCTACCTCTCACTTTTTCGATAAAAGCACCTCTTGTGCCAAGAAGAAGCTGAGCAGAAAGTCTGTACCTAAAGATGTAAGAGTTCTCACCAATGTTTGACTTGCTGTTCAAAATGTTAAGCAATGGTACTTTTTTGGCTTCTTTTATGGAAAGTATTTCTCCGTGTGGGGAGTTGTCTTTTCTGAGAATAATAGGAAGCCTGGCTTGGTTTCCGGCAATGGCATCAATACACCTAGATACCCATGTGACCTTCTGCATACCCTCTCTGTAGGCGCGCTCAATATCCCATGAGTCCCTGTACGGTTTGCCTGCATATCCAGGGTTTTGTGCTACTGGAGCACCTGGGCCAATGTCTTTTTGCGCTTGGTTATTTAGCGACTTGTTTGTAGAAGGATTCCACGCCATATTTTTTTTTACTCACGACCTAATAGAAAACCAAACAAGCCACATGTAGCCCCTCCGACCAGTAAACCGGCTGGGGGGTATATAAGTGCTGCACCAATACTAGATAGTATTATAAATGAAACCATGAAAAAATAAGCGAACAATGACCTGTTTAGCCTACTTTTGAATCGTGACCACAAAATTTTCATATGCTGCCAGACTAGCGCATTAGAGTACCATCAGGTCTAACAAAGCCGGAGATTATAAATGTCAGAACCACAAACTAACTGGGAAAGTGTTCTTGAATATCTTCAACCGAAGATGTCTGACTACTGCCCAGAAGAGCCGTCTCTGCCTCAGAAGGTATTCCTGAGAACCAACGGGCTGGAAGCCCTGTTCGGTGGGGCAGCAGGTGGTGGAAAGTCTTCCGCACTGCTTATGTCAGCCATGCAGTTTGTTGATATCCCTAGCTATTCAGCAATTCTTTTCCGTCGTACATTTGCTGACTTGTCTCTTCCTGGAGCCTTGATGGACCGCTTTAAGTCATGGATGTCCAACTATGACGATGTTCATTGGAATAACAACAGTTTTGTGGCAACTTTCCCATCTGGGGCAAGAATTTCCTTTGGGTACCTAAACAACCAGTCCGACTACCTTCGCTATAAGGGTTCTGAATTCCAGTTTATTGGGATGGACGAAGTCACCGAAATCCGTGAATCCGACTACCGATACATGTTCTCCCGTCTACGCCGACCCAACTCTGGACCCCTTTCCGAGGTCCCACTCCGAATGAGGTGTGCATCCAACCCTGCCCCGAACTGGGTTAGGCAAAGGTTTATCGTGGAAGGGATTTCTGAAGGAAGAATCTTTGTCCCCTCAAAACTGACCGACAACCCCGGAATTGACGCAGACTCATACCGTCAAGCCCTGCAGGCTCTTGACCCTATTGAGCGTAGGCGGCTTGAAGAAGGCGACTGGTGGAGCACCACTCTCGGAAGCTTATTTGAGCGAGAATCCGTCATAATTATTGACCAATCAGAGGTCCCAACAATCTCAAATACGGCAAAAGTCGTCCGTTTTTGGGACCTTGCAGCCACCGAGCCAAGCGCAAACAACCCCGACCCTGACTATACGGTAGGCACGCTAATGATGTTTGACCAGGGAATTGCTTATGTCATGGACGTAAAACGGGTGCGGGTTAAGGGCGAAAAGGTAGAGCAACTGATTGCACAAACAGCCTACGAAGACGGCCTAGATACCCCAATCTTGATGGAAATGGAGCCTGGCTCTTCCGGAAAGGCCCTTGTGGACCAATATGCCAGATATGTACTTCCTGGCTACAACTTCACTGGGATTAGGGCTACTGGAGACAAGGTAACCAGGGCTCGTCCATTTGCTGCCGCTATGGCTAACGGCAACGTCCGCGTGGTCAGGGGGCCGTGGCTTACTCATTGGCTTGATGAGTTCTCGTCATTCCCCGAAGCTTGCGACCATGACGACCAAGTCGACTCTGCTGTAGGAGCTTTTACACATTTGGCAGGTTTGGGGTTGCAACAGAGAAGAAGAATTGCTATCGTCATTTAGTACTGGGAGACCAGTTACTAGATAGGACGGTATTAAAAGTGTCTTTAGACAAAATTGCAAAACTCCGACTTCTGATTATTGATTTAGAAGCAGAGGTCATGAAAACCATTGATGATGGTGCAACTCTTGAAGAAGCGGGAAACATGCTCCTTCAGCTAAATCTAACTAAACGCGATATGGGTATTGTGTACGACGCAGTTGCCCATCGTTTTGGAGAAATGATGGATATGGAATCAGCGGTTCCACTCCCTGGCAATGCCGTCATTGAGAAGAAGTCTTCTTATGAGCGTAAGGCGTGGCAACACAAGGACATCGCTAAGGCAGTCATTAATAGATTGCGCCAAATGTCAGTTGACATGGATACTGGTGAGGTTATAAAGTCACCAGAGGAAATCGCAATGGAACTAATGACCTATTGCGCTCCTTCTTACTGGAGAATTAAAGAGCTCAACAACATCGGCATCAACCCGGACATGTACTGCGAAACAGGCGTACTAAAAACAAGCATCATCGTCAGAAAGGGCGACACAGAATGAACACCAACATAACCCAACTATTAGCAGAACCATTTCCACGTGAAATGGAAAAGATTCTCAAGAAAGGTGGGGCGTCTCTCACTTACATCCCCGTAAGTGAAGTGATTACTCGCCTCAATAAAGTCCTAGGAATTGACTCATGGTCGTTCAATATCCTCTCTTGCGACAGAGACTCTCTTGACCCTGAATACATTGTTGCCCATGTTCGTTTAATATGGCACACTGACGCAACTCGTCCTGAAAGCACTGTTGTTCGTGACGGATTTGGTGGACAAAAAATCAAGCGCACCAAGACTGGCGATATCGTTGACCTTGGTGACGAGATGAAGGGTGCCGTTTCTGACGCACTCAAGAAAGCCGCTCAAACTCTTGGCGTAGGTCTTTACCTTGCCCGCAGTGAAGAGGCAATGGATATTGAAGAAGCAATGAGCATCTCCCCAGCAGAGCAAGGCCGACTTGATAAGTGGGACCAATTTGCAGGACTTGCAAAGGCCCTTAACGCCGACCAAAAAACAGAACTGAATGAGTTTTGGGAACAACATGCAGGTGGTCGCCCTAAGCCAACAAAATCGAACGCAACAGACCAAGACTTAGATGACTTGATTGCTGAAATCGTTCGTATTCAGTTTGGTGGCACCCTTGTCTCAGAGTGAGTTGGTACCTCCTCCTCACCTTTCTGCTTCTTCTATTGGAACGTTTCACCAATGCCCACTCAAGTTCAGGTATAACAAAATTGACCAAATTCCGGATGTTTCAGGCGAAGCAGCCGTCATGGGCAATTTTGTTCACGATGTTCTTGAAGAACTTTACAAACTACCCGCAGAACAAAGAACTCTTGACAACGCTAAGTTCCTTGCCAAGCAGGTGTGGGATGAAGTATGGGTAGATAGAGCAACTGCGTCTGTAAATAGCGAAAAAGAAATTCGTCTATTTAGGTGGCGTTCGTGGTTCTGTATTGAGAATCTTTGGATTCTTGAAAACCCACAGGAATTAGAACCTGGTGGTCTTGAGTTTGAAGTTGCTGGAGACATTGAAGGCGTTGTGATTAAGGGCTTTATTGATAGATACTCAACCCTCGGTGACGGCGAGTCCCTTATCGTGAGCGACTACAAAACTGGAAAAACTCCACGCCCTCAGTACCAAGCGGATAAATTCTTTCAGCTTTACATATATGCGTACATGCTGGAAAAGATGGGCAAAGGCACAGCCAAAGAACTAGAGCTTCTGTACCTAAAAGACGGAGTAAGACTTAAAAAACATGTGACAAGTCGTGAATCAAAAAACATGATTGAACACGTTATTGATACAAAAAAACAAGTGGACGAATGCTGTCGCACTGGAGAGTTTGAAGCAAGAAAATCGATACTCTGCAACTGGTGCAGTTATCAGGAAATTTGCCCAATGTTTGGTGGTAAGAAATGATTGATGAAGTTACTTTTGCTCAGATGGTCGCTGAAGAAGTTAAAAACAAGCTATCCCCTACTCAAAGAGACATGCTGACCGACCCTGAAAACTGGAGTAGATGGAAGGACCACCTGCAGGCTCTTGTTGACAATCTTGACGACCAAATAGGTGACATTGAGTATGACAACCAGTCGGACATCGAACGGTTTGAGTCAATGGGTCGCGATGGAAAAATTCTTGCTCAAGAAGCATCCAAGGCTTACGAAGCTAGAAAGAAGAAAATTCTTCGTTTTAGATTTCACGTAAACAAACGCCTAGATGAAGTATCAGCAATGATTGATACGGGGGAGGCTCCTGAATCAAATGGCTGGCAGGAGATGGAAACCCTTAAGAAAGCAATTATCAAACATCGTGCTCTTTTGCGTGAGTTTGAACTTGAAGAGACATCTATAGACAGGGCCTTGTGGGCGGTTCTTAACAACGAGTGGCTATTCGACCTAATCGATGAATCAAGCCTTTTTCCAGCAGAGTGAACCGTAAGCCAATAAAGCGGTCAGATAAACCGCTAAAAAGAACACCTTTAAAGAACTCTTCAAAGAAGATAAATCATCGCTCTAAGAAAACTGAAGAGAAGTACAAACTTCGCAGACCATTGGTAGAAAAACTTTTAGGAGAACGCCCATGGTGTGAAGCCTGTCCTGTCTTTGCTCAACATGACGAACTTGCTGTCTATCAGCAAAGGCCATCATCGGATGTTCACGAACTAGTGAGACGCTCCCAGGGTGGCTCTATTCTTGATGAATCAAACCTTATGTGTGTCTGTCGTCCTTGCCACACTCGCATAGGAAACTATCCTCAGCTTGCATTTGACCTTGGTCTATCTAAGCACTCTTACGATTCTTGAGGACCGACAGAGCCAATACGTGGTTGTATTCGGTCGTTATTGGTAGGATATATTTCTCGTAATTTTTCACCGTCTGCTGTAGTGACTGCACCACCATGAAGAACTAGTCCAGGGCTGAATCCGTAACAGGCGTTAACGACATCGCAGACGCCAAACATCATGACAGAAAGTCGCCTGCGACGCCATTTTTCGGCTGTGGTTATTTGTTGAATCATTGGGTCACCAGCACGCCAATTAATCATGGCTGCCCATGTGGACATATATTCCTTTTCAAGAACACGAGAGGCTTCTGCGCCCTCCAATACGGTCCCCCAAGGATATCTACCATCCGCAAATCCAAGAAGTATTAAATGAGGAGGTTGAATATGTCGACCATCAAGAAGAACAAACCAAAGTTTAGTTACTTCGTCTTCTGTTCCGAAAACTTCTTCGCGGTAATACTTAACTACCAAACGGCCTTCTGCGTCAACTTCACCCCAGCCCCACTCAGTCATGTCTTCGGTGGGAAGTTCTTCACTATTTGTATACCACCTTTTAGGGGGCGGACGCATGCCAGCAGAAAGCCAACGAATATCAAAGAAATTATCGCTTAATTTGTTTCCAGTATCAAGCGCAAATGTTGATGGTAGTTTTGCCATACGGCAATACTAGTCGTTCCACCATGCTGTCCAAGGCTTGGCTGAAGCAGATGCTTTTTCTGTGTCGTGAATACCAGTGTAGGCAACCGAGATTGTGACCTTTGCGTCATTCTCGTAGCCTTCCCAATCGCCGCCATCTGAATAAACAAACAGTTGGAGGATTTCGTCGGTGTTCATAACGGCAACATCTGTAAGGTAGGTGTTTGCGTTGTACTCTTCTTCGTTCCAACTGTAGTTAATTGCATGTGCTTTATCGATAGGCGTTGCGGCTGTACTGCGAAGGTCAAGTACGCCATTGCCAAAGTATGGCTGTGTGCCAAATGCACTAAATTTGCCAATTCCTTCATCTGGGTTTCCAAGCCACATTGTTGGCTTCAGTTCATCAGTCACAGAGCCGTCATATTCAACATCCTCAAAGCCAAACATCCAATCTGATGGGTTGTCGTACTGGCTGTGTTGTGTCTTGGAGTTCTTGGTCTTGATTGCTGCAAGGCGGAGAAGTCGTTCGGTTGTATCAACATCAAGAGTTGTTTCAACGCCTTGCCAAAGACCTGCCGTTGCACCATAAACCTGCTGAGTGGTGAACCAGATTGACTCAATCTTGACACGGAATGGGAAAGACACATTCAGGTAAGAAGGGTCACTGACCTTGACGGTCCAGTCGTAGTTGACGATTGATGGTGCGATGATTCCAGACATTTTTTCTCCTGCGGGCGTTAGGGAACGCTAATATTATGACATGTTTTTGGCATGAAAAAAGCGCCCCCGAAGAAGCGCTTTAATCAGATTTTGGTTAATTTTTAATTAACGGCCTTCTTGAACAGTAAAAGCAACAGTCATGTTTGAACCTGCGGTACCAGAACCAACAGCTGAAACGTCGAGGCTGATGAGGTCACCGGCCACGAAGTCAGTGTTGGCTGCTGTGAGTGTGCCCGCATCGGCGTATGCGCCTGCTGCGATT